TGCTGATAAACTTCTAAAAGATGAAAGTAAAGAGTTTAGAAGTAAGTTTGTAAATGCTTCAGAGCAGCTTCCTGAGTTTAAGACTATAGATGATTTATTAAAGACTATTGAAACTTATCAAGAGCATAGTATCTATGCTAAAGCACCTGCTTATAGTACAGATAAAGAGATAGAAGCTAAACCTAAGACAAAGTCTGAAACAGAGAAACTACTAGAGAATATAGATAAGAGTTTAAAGAATCTAGCTAATAGAGATAATGCTATTAATGAACATACTGGAGTAGAAACAAATCAGTCAGATGAATTAGATAATGTTTCAGATGAGTTAAAGACTGATATAACTACTCTAGGTAGTCCAGATACTGCACTGAACGATAGTGATGAAGCTATTAATAAACTTACTAATCAACTAGAGCTTTTATACTCTGCTAGTGATAATACATCAGTAGCTGATGCTATGATAGAGCTAGGTAGAGAATACAATATATCTAATGCTCAAATAGATTTTAGTGTTAGTATGATTAATAATCTCATAGCTCCTAAAGACCAAGCTAGATTCTTTAAAGACTCTTTGAAAGTCTATATCTCTAGAGATACTAATAGTAATACCTCAGGAACATTTACATTTAGTCCTACTAAAGACTTAGATAGAATATATCTAAATGCAGGTAAGACTAGTGCAGCAGGTAATAACATAGTAGAGACCTATCTACACGAGTTAATTCACTCTATTATAGAACACGCTATAGCTGAGGGTAATCAAGAAGTAATCTCTGCTATGAATAAAGTAGAACAGCTAAGAGATACTTTCTTAAAGACTCTAAAAACTAATGATGATAAATTGCTATTAGCCAATGAGTTAGGAATACAGGGTTCTAATGAGTTTAAACTAGAAGTAATCCAAAAGTCTTATATAGATTATATGTCTGAGAATCCTAATGAGTTTATAACTATAGGATTATCTAACCCTACTATCTTTGCTAGATTAAAAGCTATAGAAGTATCTAAACCTTATGAAGGTATTATAGATACTATTATTCAAGCTGTAAAGAATGCTCTAGATGCTATTATGAATAGACCTCTAGATATATCTCAAACATCTAATACAGCTGCTGAAGCTTTGTATAAACTAACACAAACTATAGCTAAGAATAATAATAAGCTATATGATGAATATGTTAGTGCTAGAAAGAAAACTCTACTTCAAAAAGTAGCCAATACTCTAGATAAAGCTAGCAATACTATGGTATCTAGATGGATAGATGATAAGAAAATTAAGCTATTAACTTCTAATAAACCTGATAGTACTAGCAGATTTAAGAACTTAATAGCACTATGTAAGATACTACCATTTGCATTGAAAAATCCAGTCTTAGGCAAACAAGCTAGAGAATATATGGGTAATGCCTTTAATCTAGGTTGGGGAGGATTTATATCTCAGACATTCTCATCTATGACTTCGCTAGATGATTATAAAAGAACAGTCAATACTCTAATAGCTGAAAGTCAAGATAACGATAAGAACAGAATATTGACTTTTAATGCTTTGCAAAAACAGCTAAGAGATGCCTTTAAGACTGAAATATCAGATGAAAATGCAAAATCCTTAGGTAGAGTAATTCTAACTAATGACTTAATCTCTGTATTCCCTACAGCTAAAGAGTTCTATACTGAATACTCTAGCCTAGATAAAAAAGAAAGAGACGCTAAGATAGATAAAGCTATCAAAGATGCTTCTATTAGACTAAGAGAGTTTGCTTATTTCAAGAATGGCAAATATAATCTAGGGTTACATCAGTTCTATGTTAATCAAGCTACTCTACTAGGAGAGTCTATAGCTACAGGAGAATATAACTATAATCAAGCTACTAATGCTCAGAATATAGCTCTAGGACTTAACTATGAAGGAGTTAAGAGAGGAACAGCATTAGAGCCTAGAGATATTAATAGAGATGAGTTAATACACCTAATAGATAAAATAGCTACTCTAGAAGCTTTAAAACATACAGATGAGAATGCTATAGCAGACTTTAACTATCTATATAATACAGAGAAAGATGGAGTAGAGAATATCTTTACTATGCAGAAAGTCTATGCTAAAGGCTTAGAGGATGAACTAAAACTTCAAAACTCTGATGTATCTAATAAAATCAAAGGCTATACTAGAAGCATATCTAATAGAGCTGTAGACGTACAGATAGCTAGACTAATAGATAGAGATGATATGCTAAAGCAAGGCTATGAATTAGTCCAAGAATATAACGGCATAGGAGTAGATAGAGATGCTCTAGGTATGTATGTATCTAGAACTAACGTTAAACCTGCATATAATAGAGGTGTCTTTAGAACTACAGGAGGTTCTAATAGAGGTCTTACTATTACCTCTAGTGTAGATTATCTACTAGAAGGTAAATCCCTAGAGGAAAAGAATGCTTATATTCAGAATATACTACGTAGAATACAACAAGGAAAGATAAATGGTAAGTTTGTACCTATCTATGATGCTAGAGGTGTAGTAATAGATTATCGTATGATGATACCTCAAGCTATCAAAGAACAGCTAGAGTTTACAGATACTAATGTATTTAATGTAATTCCTACTATGGTAGCTAGATATTGGGATAAGACAGAGAGTGATGCTTTCAATAAAAAAGCCTTGAATGAGTTACACTCAATGTGGCTAAAAGATAGAAACACTAATAACTTCATCTATCTAGGTGCTGAGGATATGGAAATTATGAATAGAGCTAGTAATGGTAAATCTAGAATTAAACCTAAAGATTTAGAAAAACTCAAGGAATCTTGGGATTTACTACCTCAAAGTACTAAAGCTTATATCTATGAGCAATTCCCTGATATGCATCACGGTATCTATATCAGAGAGGATTTACTAGCTTCTATAGCAGGAAGTAGAGATATTAGACTTACAGAAAGTGAAGCATTTAAACGTATAGTTCCAGATAAAGCTAATCAGCATTTAGCTAACCTAGTAGAGTTTGGTATTATCAAACTAGCTAAGCAAATAAGACAGAAACTAGTAGTTAAAAATCCTGAAGTTATCCTAGGTAATATTGCTTCTAATCAGTATATTCTAACGTCTTATGGTATAACTCCTATGCAGACAGCTAAATACTTTGGAGAAGGAATAGACCTAATAGATAAATACAATAGAGATAATGAAGCTTATCTATCAGCCTATAGAGCTTATAAGTTAAGCAATAATGACCTTAGATTAAAGAGAAAGTATGAAATATATCTCAAAGCTATGCAAGATAACCCTATCTATGAGTTTGATAAGAGAGGTTTAATATCAGATATTACTGATGAATTACCATCTCAAAATGATATGGATAAAGACTTCATAGATAAAAAACTTACAGAGACTGCTGATAAGCTAGCTATACCTCAAGCATTTAGAGATGCCTTTGATGTATTAATGGTCAATGAAGGAACTCAATTACATAAAGCTTATAGTACAGTAATCAAATACTCTGACTTACTAGCTAGATATTCTCTATGGAAGCATCTAATGGCTAATAAAGGTAAAGATGATAGTACTATCAAGACAGATACAGAAATATGGGATTTATTAGATAAGGCATTTATTAACTACTCTACACAAGACCATCCATATCTAAAATATGCTAATGATATAGGTTTTGCTAGATTTACCAAATATTGGATTAGAGCTCAGAACTATATAGCTAATGGTCTGCTGGGTACCAAACTAGCTACTACTATGCTATCACTAGCTACACAAGCTATGACAGGTATAAAGATAGAAAGCCCGTTGAATGTGATATTAGGCAAAAAGCTATTTGGCTATCATACATTTACATTGCCATTAGTAGATGATATAGCTGAGATAGTAGCTGACCCTATTAATCTAGACAATCCATTGCAGTATATTAATAGCTACTTTAAATAATATAAAAACCCCTCTAGTAAAGGAATATGAAACGAACAACATAGAAACCTAGAGGGGAAATTAAGGAAGTTACATAATCTTGGATAGAGCCCTTAGGACGTGTTACTAGCTGGGGAGTAAAGCTCTATTACTGCTAGAGAACCAAGACAACATTATTTTACCATACGACGAAGTCTTTTGCAAGCTCTAAATCTAATAACATTGATTTTATAGTCTTTTTTATTTGTAAAACCACCTGCACCAGTTCGTTCGGTAATTCTAAAAGTACCTAGATTAGCTATCTTAACATTATCTCTTTTGAGTAAACCTTTGCCTATCTCATCGATTAACGCATTAATTACTAATCTAACATCTTTCTTAGTAAAGTTAAGCTTGTCAGCAACATTAGCAGCTAAATCCTCTTTATAAATAACCATAAAGAATCTCCTCATAGTGAAATATAAATGGAAGTATAGCATAAATGAAAGGGATTAAACTCTCTTAGATGATTTATGACAAATAAAAGCGTGAAATTAATTCTTAAGGAGCGAGAATCTAATCCCTAGATTATATGTTCCAATGAACACATAATTTAGAAATCCCTCTAGAATAGGGGAAACTAGAGAGATTCTCGAAAAGGACTATTCACTCTATGAAAGAGTGAACGTATTATACCATAAATTAGAATGGTAAATTAGATGTATCTGTAGAAGGAGTCGATGTAGCAGCTTTAGAGCCGTTTAGGAAAGCTTCTACTTCCTCTTTAGTTAGATATTTATCTATCTTATCTTGATGAGCATACTTCTCATCCTTGGCTAGTTGAGTACCTGCTGGAATAGATTTATCTAGTATTTCACTAGCGTGAACTCCATCAGTAGTATAGAAATCTTGAATAACAAACTTCTTTTTAATCTGTCCATTATATTTGCTAATATCTCTTCTAATTCTAACTTTTACTTTAGCACCTTCAAAGTCTTGTAAGACTTTAATCTCTGGAGCTACTAGTTGCTTAGCAGCTTCAGCATTTTTTTTATAAGTAAAGTAAGGGTCTTGGTCTGTAGCTACTGCTACCTCATCTACTTTAAGTAAATCTACTCCTAGAATAGTAGCTAGTCTAATAAAGATATTCCTCTCAAAGTTAGCTTTTCCATCGTTATTATCTAGCTTTAATCCCCATAGAATACCTTTATTACCATTGTAGTCATATAGAAAGTTTAAGCTTCTAGCTTTATCAGCATTTCTACTTACTACTACTGCTTCTATAGTGATATCATAGATACCACTCTCACTAATATAAGGACTAAACTCCTTAACCTTAACTGCTTCATTGATGTCTGCTACATCATTTTTACTAAATAATGCCATATCGTTCCTTTCATTATAGTTCGTCGATATTTACTACTCGATTATGTATATCAGCAATATATTTGTTAATATCAAACTCTTGCTGTTGCATAATCACCTCACTCTTGCATCCTACTTGTCTGCAAGGAAACTTCTTTAACGGGTCAGAGATAGCTACAATACGCTTACCTTTCTCAACCCCTAAATAAATAGCTTCATCAAATACTGACAACCATCCGTCATTATCTCTGAAGCTACCTTGAGCAGGTATTGTTATTCTCCCACTATCTCTGTCTGTTACTGTATGTGCTAAGCATACTATATTGATACCTTTATCGCATAGAGTATTAAGATATTTGTTAAAGATATAGGTATCCTCTAGTATGCGTTGATGAGATTGATAGCCACTAAATGTCTTAGAATTATAATGTACTAGTGATGTATAAAATCTAGTGATAGTATCAAATACTATGTATTCAGGTAATTTTTTAAACTTCTCTTTATAAGCTACTATCTTAGAATTACACCAATCCATAAAATCATTAATGCCATTATATTCTTTAAGACTAGCTACGATAGTCTTAGGCATAGTATAAGGTTTTTCATCTAGATTAATTACTAAAGCATTTTTTATATCCGCTGCTATAGTAGTTTTACCACTAGCTGCTGAACCACATATTAGAAACTTAATTCCATTCATTAACTCTCCTTAAAAGTTTATAGTTACATCAGGTTTTAGTCTATAGTCTGCATAGAGTAAATAAACTAATTCAGGTTTAGCTTTACCCATCAGGTAAGTATCTGCTATTAGATGAATATAATCATCTATAAACCTCATATCATCATCTGTAATAGATTGAGTAATAGGTACTACTTTAGATGGATAATCTTTTAAGGGCTTACCTGTCTTTTCACTTATTCTACCCTCTATATTATGAGTTATCCAGACTATTCTAATGTTATTAACTTCTATACCTAGTTTTCTATATATCCAAGCATAAGTAAGCATTTGCCATTTATAATTATTAGGGATATATTCTCTAGGGCTAGACATAGAAGTAGTCTTGAAGTCTACTAGAGTATCCCCTATAATAGCATCAGCTGTTCCTCCTACATAGACATCATCTGTTAATTTTACAGCTATTCTATCCTCACTTCTTTCAGGAATACCAAAGAGATTTAAATACTCTATCAGTGCTTTACCCATAGGTTCTAATTGGCTTAATATAAAAGCCTTATCTAAATCAGGAATAAGCATACTCATATCATCTACATAAGCTTTCAATTCATCTAAATTAACTTCTCTATTCTTGATATATCTCTCTGCTATTCTATGAACACAACTTCCTAATACTGTAGAAGTATTACCTATAAACTCACCAGATTCACCTAGAACTTGAGTTCTATACCATTCCCACTTTCTCTCATTGAAGCCATATATCATACTAGGGGATATTCTAAAGGCATTATCAGGTATTAAATCAGCATAGTTCTCTTGATAATTCATAGATTTCATTTCTTGCATATAACACCTCTATCATCTATCTCATAGCCTAGAGTTTTAATTCTCTTTTCTAGGAACTTTTTATCAAACTTATTACCTACTAGAGTCATAATATAATCTATAGTCCTACTAGATAAATCTAATGCAGGTTGAGCTGCTAGAGCTATAGCATCATCTATTAGTTTCTGACCTAAGAACTCATCTGATTTAACATTGCTAGTAGATAGATTTAATGGGGGTATACTAGCCTTAAAAGCTTTTAAATCCTCTAGTTGCTTAGACAATACAGATTCCTCTTTCTTTAGTATTCCTAGAATAATCTTTAATTCCTCTAGGTCTAATGTTATTTGAACATTCATTTCAATCCTTTCTTTAAAGTTTTATAATCTCTCTTTTCACCTATAAATAGATGAGCTTTATAAGACATTCTAGATATAGCTACATAGATAAGTCTTAGATACTCCTCTAAGCTAATAGGCTTATTGTAATGATTATATTTAGATGGAACTCTAAATAGCTGTTGATATATATCTCTAACATCTACAAAGACTTCCTCTATAGTCATACCTTGAGCTTTATGGACTGTAGAAGCAAAGACCTGTTTAGGATGATATATCATATCCATTTCTTGCCAGTATGCTTCAGGAGTCTTATATTGTTTCATATGATTTTCTAAAGCAGTCTTAGTCTTATAGACTTTGATTGGATAAGTATTATACTCAAATGAAACTAACATTGAGTAATAATCAGGAAACTCATCTAGAGATATTATTTCAACTATATCTCCATTCCTAGCGCTTCCTAAGGGCTTATCTATAACTAGCATATCTCCTACACTAAACTTAGCTTGATTAATATTGGCATTATAACTATCTACTACTTTATTGCTATAGGCTAATATTCGTTTATGCCTATTAGAAGCCAAATAAGCTATGCAGAATGCTTTATGGTCATCATAGGCTATGATACCCTTAGGTAAGTTCTCTGATAGCTTGTAGAGTTTCCTAGAGGATATAGAATGCCTTAACGATTCTAACCACTCTTGAACCTCTGGATTATCTACTTGTCTCATATTCTCTACTAGAGTAATAACACTAGCATTACTAGGAATGCTAGCTTTAATACCTATAGCAGGTAATTGAGATAAGTCTCCTACTAAGATAATCTTTCTATAAGAAGCATTTAGAATAGCATTAAGGACATTTTGAGTAAGCATAGAGAACTCATCTATAATAATAACCTTAGATACTAATGGCTCTCTTACTTGACTAAGATATTCACTAATACCATTACGAGTCATAACAAACCCTGCTATAGAATGAGTTGTATAGCATTTCTTACCTATTTTAGATTCTAGCAATGACTTAGCTTTATTAGTAGTAGCTGTAATGAAGCAGTCTTTTAAAACTTTAGCTAGTTCAGATATGAGAAAACTCTTACCTGAACCAGCATTACCTAATATAGCTACTACTCTAGGTTTATCAGTTAGACATAGATTATAAGCCTCTTGTTGTAGTTTATTTAATTCCATTTCATTACCTGTGAGATGATAGTACTACGTAGTCTAGCTTCAGGCATAGGGTAAGTCCAATATGAATTAATTTCGTAAACTAAATTAATAATATCCTCATTAGACATTCCTAGTTCCTTAGCCATTCTAGCAGCTCTCCATAAAGCTACACTTCCTTTACCTTGTGGAGCATTAAATGCAAAGTCAAATGTAGCTTGAGGATTTTCTAATTGAGTAGCTTTCTGTTCAGCTGTCAAATCACTAGGAGAGATATAGCTATTAGTATCCTCTAGACCCTTAGCTATTAATAAAAACTCTCTAGCCTCTAACGGATTAGCATTAGTTACTGATAAGACATTTCTACCAGAATAAGAATAATATATTTGACTTCTAGGGAGAATATCAGCATTCAAACCTAGAAAGTCTGATATAGCTTTAATAAACCCTTTATACTCTATATCATTTAACTCTACTAAGCTATCTAATTCTAATAAGACTCTATATTTATAGGCATTATTAGCATCACTAGTTCTTACTATATGATGATTAAACTCTTTTAAAAAATCATCAACCATCTCATCATCAAAATTAGAGTTATCTATATCTAAAGCTATCCATTTAATTTTTCCATATACATTAGCATTGCTTCTAATTCCATTCTTAAACTTAAATGGAGTATAAGCAAAGTCTTTTTGGAGCATATCAGCTAGTCTAGAGAAAGGTAACTCTGCTGACTGATATCCACTAGCACACATAGCTTTACGTTGTTCTTTATCACCACTAACAGATACAAAAGATACATTTACTAAATCAGTTTTGATTATTTTCTTATAGTCTATTCCATCAGTAGATACTTCAAAATAGCCTTTATCATCTACACTATTAGCAAACTTTACTAAGTCTTTTAGAGTGTTATCTACATTTCTAATAGATGGAATAAAACCTAATTTCTTTAACTGATGTAGGTTTAGACTGAATACTTTATCTATAGTAGTGGATTGTTCTGCTAGAGTAACTAACATTTGATAAGGCTCTTTAGCTAATTCTTTTTCAAATAAGACTATATCATCTAAAATAGACTCAGTAAAGCTAATAGCTTCTTTATATTCTAGTTCTGTTATAGTATCTAAGCCTTTTAGTAAAGCCAATGCTCCAGCTAATTTAAATGCTCTCCAATAAGCGTGAGTTCTATTAAGCCTAGATATATTAAGAGTCTTATCTAGTTTCTCAGCAGATTCAGAGCAATATGTTTTATACACTAGCATTAATTGAGAACAAGTAGGAGTCATAGTTATATTTTGACCTACTTTAGCTATTTCCCTAAGAGCTATATTTCTAAAGATATCTTGCAAGTTTCTTACTGTTTGATATGCTAAATCCTCTCTAGCTACAGCAGCATTAATCATATCTCTAACACTAGCATATTCAACTTCATCATTAGCTACTGGAATAAAGCAAAAGAAAGACCTTCTAGATAACTTAGAGTTAAACTGCTTAGAAAACTCTCTCTTAGCTTTTTCATCATAGAATAAGATATCAGGAGATGACATAAATAGACCACTGAATGGTAGATTTTTAATCTCTTTAGACTGAGATTGTTTAGATTTAATAATCTTAACTTCTTTCTTACCTTCATCATACATCTCTGATAATAAAGTTAGATTACTAAGCAAACTAGAGCTATTCTGTAATTCAGAAGTAAACTCTCCTGTATAGATAAATCCTGCTCCTATACCATCATCATCTAGAGTATTTAGATGAGCTATAAGACCTTCATTAGTGCTAAGAGAGGCAAATAATGGATTAGGAGCATCATAATATTTCATATATTCGCTAGCATCATCAAATCTAACTTTCTTAGCTTGCTTAGCTAGTTCTTTTGCTCTATCTATAGCTTTATCAGTTCTAATTTTATTAATCTCATCATAGCCTTCTTTGAAGCATCTATGAATTAGATTAACACTAGAATCCTTACCTAGACCACTAGGGGATAAGATAAAACTAATAGCATTAATAGGAATAAGACTTCCATTGTAATGCACTAAGCTTCTATGAAATTGAGAAGCAAATAAAATAGCTTCATTAACAGCTATCATTAGTTTCATCTTGTCGTTAATTCTAGGGTCTGTAATGACGTTAGCTAAGTCATATATAGTCTTAGGTATTGGAGTATTAAAAGCATTCTGACTTACTAATTCTTGTTTTAATTTTTCAAGCATCTACATAGTCCTAAATAGTTAAAAGTAGCAGATATAAGAGGATTAGAGGGTATCTCCTCTAGATTTAAAGTATCCTCTTTATAATTACTAATCTGTTCATAATAATGAGCTTTCCCCTCTGTATCAAAAGCCTTATAGTAATTTAAATTGCTATAGACTTTATGATACTTCTCTGTAAGATACTCCTCTAGTTCTGATAGTTTATTAAAGAGCATTAGATTAATCCTTCATATTCACAATATTCTCTAAGATACTTAGGAGTTATAACTTCAGCAGGACTATCACCTTCTAAATCCTCTAGAATAGTATCTATTAAATCCATCATATCTATTCTATGAAGTAGATATTCCATTCTCTCTGGCATTACTCTTTCTATAAGTTCTCTAAAAGCTGCTTGATTCCAAGCATCTTGTTCTAGATTAAAGTTCTCAATCTTACCTTCCATAGCATCTCTAGGGATATACAATACGTCGTTATCAGTATCAGCTATACCATAACTATAAGCTCCATAACCATCTTTCTCTACGATAGTATTAACCTTCTCTTTGCCTTTATTTTCTACTATAGCTGAGGATAATCTCATATCTAGCTCTTTAAATGTCATAGTTCCATATCTCCAAACTCTTTAATGAATACATTTAGGAATACTTGGTCTTTGGATATATCTCTGACTAATCTCTCAGGATATCTAAACCACCTATTAACTCTACTCATATGAGCTTCTAAAGTACAATATTGAAGCTCTGGATATTTCTCATATAAATGTCTAATAGATTCAGTCTCAGTAGGATACTTAGAAGTAGCTATATAGTAATACTTCTGTAAAGACATATAGAGCAATTCCATATAATCCATATAAGCTTTATATCTATCATAGTCTAGTAATAGAGTAAGCCTATTCTCACTAAGATTTACTCTCTTAAGCCATTGAAACCAAGGTTGAAGTTTCTTATGATATCTACTTATCCAGCATAGATAGTTAGAATCTAAGTCTCTCTTAGTCCAACTAGGATTATCCTCTTTCATAGCATATCTTAGTCTTTTCCAATTATGCTCAGCTATAGTAGTTAATAACCATAGGTCTTTTAATCTATCTGAAATCATATCTCTCCAAACTCAGCTATACAAGCTGTTAGAAATCTCTTTTCTCTATCAGGTCTTTTATAATTCTTAGGGATACCTAGAAACCATCTGTTAATTCTGCACATCCAAGCTCCAGCTTTTATAACTCTCATATCAGGATATTTAGATAATAGAGTATTAACTAAACTCCAGTCTGACTTATGAGTTTCTCTACCTTTATAGTAATACTCTTGACATAGCTCATATAGCAATTCTACATATTCTCTATATAGCTCTACAGCTGTCTTATTAATATATAGCTTTATCTTAGAGTAACTATTAGAATCTACTTTTCTAATCCAATTAATATAGGGATAGTACTTATCTCTATATCTCACAGACCAAGTAGCGTAGAAAGCAGTAGATTCTTTTCTAGATAGACCATTAGGATATAAACTATGCATATATGTAGATACAGGTATCCAAGAGTTATCTAGTGGAGTATCTAGTAATTTTTCTAACTCCTTTAATCTAGCAATCTTTGAACTCATATTACTCCAAACTCCTCTATGCAGTATTTAATGAATAGAAGTTCTTTACTAGCGTCTCTATAAGTATTAGGCACTCCTAAAAACCATCTATTCATTCTAGCCATCCAAGTTCTAGGTTCTAATAGACTCATCTCAGGATAAGCTCTTATCATATATGTAATAAACTTCCATTCTGAATCATATCTCTCTAGACCTTTGTAGTAATAAGCTTGAGCTATCTCATAAACTAACTTGCAATATTCATAGAATCTATTGACTGCATTTTTATTAATAAGCAATACTCTTTTAGAGTCATTAGGATATTCATACTTAAGCCAATTACTCCAAGGAGTTCTATTATGAAATAATCTCTGAGACCACATAGAGTAATGATTATCGACAGCTCTATGAGTTCTATACTCAGGATGAGTTAAATGTATATATTCTCTAATAGGAATCCAAGAGTCATCTATAACATCTAGTTTACTCTCTAATTCTCTTAGTTTAGTAATCAGTGAACTCATATTTACTATTATCTCCCTCTATAGAGTAATTAACTACAAATGAAGTGAGATATATCTCAAATCGTCTCTTGAAAGCTTTAATAATACCTCTAGGAACAGAATTAGGAGTATTGAAGCTAATAATGGCATTATTATCCTCTCTAGTAATCTTAACATTACTAGCATTTAATTTACAACCCCAATTAGCTTCTCTCCAAGGTCTCCAAGTAGGATAACCATAAAGTTCTATATTTCTTAAGACTTTATCTCTATATTCTAAGAAGTTCTCTAAAGATAAGCCTCTTACTTGTAATATATCAGCCATCTCTTTTTCATCTCTATTCTCTCTATATTCTATAGCTTTCTGAGTCAAATCACCACTTAGAATATCTAGGCTATCAGGCATAGGAATGAGTTTATTAAAATCAAAGTTTGAATCACAAGATTTAATAGAATCTAAGATAGTATCAAGATTATTAGAGCTTTTAGCAGTAACTATTAATGTATTTGATACTTCTACTGACATTAATATCCCCTATTATAGTTATAGAACTGTTGATTTCTCATCTGCTGTTCTTGAAGCATTCTTTGATACTCCATTTGCTGTCTTTGCAATTCCATCTGCTGTTGCATTTGCTGTTGTTGTCTTTGCATATCAGCTTGCATTCTAAGTTGGTCTGCTTGATTTTGTAGTTGTTGATATGTCATATTATGCTTGTTATGTAAGTTTTGCCAAAACATCTGACTTTCTAACTCTTTCTGTTGGCAAGCATAATCACTACTAGCACAAGAAGCAAATAGACTACTAGCTACTAAAGCTATTAAGATTAATCCTTTCATTTTTATCTCCTTTTATTACATTTAATACCAGCTTTTCTAAGCAACTTAACTCCATCTTTATCTAGATTGAGTAACTCTTTATACCATACTTCTTTTACTGTTCCAGATTGAATAATTGCACTAGCACAATTAACACAAGGAGCATAAGAGCAATAAAGTATAATCTCATCACTACCTCTATAATTAATCAAGCAATTAACTTCTGCGTGAATTACTGTAGGTAGAGTCCTTTTATTCTCATCTCTAGTAGGCATATTTAATGCACTATCATTAAATCCTACAGATACTAGTTTATTATTACTAACCGCTATACAAGCTACAGGTCTAGTATCTCTACTATATTCCTCAGCATTTTTAACTAATTGCCATATAAATGAACTAATATTCATCATAACTCCTTTGGGAAAGATTCCATAGCTTTACGATAAGGGTCAGTAACACTAGCTAGTAATCTATTAGCTGTAGATAACCAACCGATAGAGAAATAAATACCATCTATAGTTCCGCTAGTTATAGAAGCTGCTAAATGTGTTTCTATACGTACATCAAACAGATATTCTCGCCTATCTAGTTTATCGTCATATAAAGGATAGGACAAGCAATACCCGAATAAGTGCTGTTCTATCTTAGAATACAATTCTTTAAGCAATAAAGCTTTAGAGACGCTATAAGCACTCTTAGTAAGCATATCTAAATCAATATAATCAGAATAATCTGGTGGATATAATTCAGGTAATCTAATAGTTCTATCAGGATTACAGATAACATCATAGACATAACCTTTAAATAACTTCATACGTCTAGGAGTCATCTTTGCTTGTATTTCATCTGGTATTTTACTTTCAATGGAGCTTCCATTTATACATACACTTAAAGTATCTTTTGATAGTTCTACCAAACAATCTGAAGTAACTAATAATAATCTATTATCGGTTCTAAACTTTAACATCTATATACTCCTAGTAACCATATTTTGCATTTTCTTTAATCTTTTCAGCTTGACTAATAACATAGTCTAACAGCTTAGTATCCTCTAGTCCTGACATATCATATATAGATTTATCTATACAGTAAACTAGCTTTAGACCTTTATAATCTACATCTCCTATGAATACTGTATTCTCTTTGTAATAGTCTACAGAGACATCTGTTATAACAGAGCAAAGGATAATATTATCCTTAAATATCTGCTTAAAACCTCCATATTTATAGCTATTAGCAAAGCAGCCATAAGAAGTAAATAAATCTATACAAGCTTGTTTTAGAAGCTCTAAGAACTTTTCTGATAGTAACCTATTTATAACAGCAGTAGGATTCATAGCTATATAGTCTAAATCTAATATTCCCTTATCTGTAGAGTTTTTATAGATAAATTGCTGTTGAACATACTTATTAAGCATACTTTCAAATGGCTGATATATCTTATCTAGAGGTTTAGTAAATGCTAATTCTATTAGAGAATTGTCTAGTAAAGCAATACTTACAGCTACATCAGATGCTTTAACACTTCTTATACACTTATACTTGATATAAATATCATTAATTTTGACAAACTTACATTTCATTTCTACATTCCTTATAATTTGCTTTATACCAGTTAGCTACTGCTTCTGGTGATTTATCTTTAACCCATTTCTTTCTAGACTCATCCCATTTACCTACTCTAGAGTTAATTTCTTTAATAGTCTCAATCATACATTTAAACCAGTTAAATCCTAGATAATAGATATTAGAGAAAAGATATTCAATGAAGTTTACTAATAGTTCATTAGATATATCAGGATGTTTCTTTAAATCCTCACTTAGACCTAAAATAGTAACTTCTAGAGCTGTAGCATTTCCTAAATACTCTCTAGATTGATTTGCTATGTTTATAGCTATTTCATAATCATCGTCTAGAACATTAAAAGCAAAGACTGCCATATCACAATAAGCATCTATTTTTTCATAGTCATCTTTAGCTTCTTTAAGTTCATTGACTTCCTCTAATAGATTATTTATTAGACCACTAAATTGATTTTCTCTAGTTAGATGTCTCTCTTTTCTCCATTCTTTTAGAGCTTTGCGAACAACTGCTATTGATACTAATTCATTTTTATGTGCCACTAGTCTTTACTCCTTTCTTTAATCCTCTAGGTCTTTTAGTCTTAGTAAGTTTCTCTACTCTAAGGTCAAACTTTACTCTGTCAAATCTATAGCGATAGAATGAAGTTAAGATTCTTACGAAGTTTCTTATTAAAGTTCCTCGTCTAGTAGGAGATACTTTATTTCTGACTCTTAAAGCTAGCATAGACTCCTCTATCTGTTCTCTAGTAAACCCTGTCTTATAGCATTTCTCATATTTCAATAAATACCATTCCATAGTGTTACTACACATAAAGGAATGCAATGCTCTAGTAGGATTAGCATCTGAATAGAAACTAGCTTTAATTTCTTTCATATGACCCATACTATAACCCTTCCGTTAGATATTTCATATTGCAATAACCTAATTTATCTAGCCATATTAGACAATAGCTAATAAACTCCTCTAAGAGTTCATCACTAGCCTCTAGCTTTAAATCAGGAGAATATCCAGCCATTTTCATAATATAGCTGTTTATTCTATAGCAGCATCTGATATTATTCATATGCCTATAGATTTTAAGCTCTTTATTTACTGATACATATTGGATAACAGACTGAAGCATACCTTTTAAAGCTTCAGAAGTACATTCTGGCTTTTCTAACATATAAGCTAAGGTCTGAAGTAAATAAGCTATTAGATTATGTTCTAATGGATAATCTTTTAGTTTAAGTCTTAACTCTACTAATTCATTCTCTGTAATCATCTCACACCTTTAAATTAACATCTCTAGCATATGTAAGAATAGCTAGACTATCACTTATACCATCTAGTAAAGCACCTCTTTCAGAATAGAAATTAACATAGGGATACTTCTCTTGCATTTTCTCGCATATCTTAGCTTTACGTATCTTTCTATCTTTCTCATTAATCTCAAAGTGTTTTTGCCATAATCTAGGGTTTACAAAAGCAAAAGGAATACAATTAGCCATTAGCATTCCTTGAATTATGCCAAAGTTAGTACCAAAAGAAAATACACTCTTTACACCTTGTCTAGGCATAGAGTGAACATTTTCTATATAGGCTTTAACTATTAAGTCTGGAGATTCTGATAAGTCATAGAGTATTTTAGCATAAGTGTCTGTATTGTAAGCATAAGCTTGAGCAGGTTTATCATCAATCTGCATAGCCATAGCACCTTTAAACCCTGGGTCAAAAGCTAAGTAAGCTCTTGACTTTTTATGTTCTACCATTTTAACTCCTCATATTGAAATTAAAACAGCTTTATAACAGAAATTAACTTAATGTTTTATATCGCTACATTGTGAGCAATCTTGACAAGCTATTAAGTCTTTTAATAATCTAACAGCTTCCTCTGCTGAATTAATAGGGAAAGTCAAGACTTCTGTATTATGACAAGTAGTACATTCAGCTACTACTAGTAATACAGCAGTATGAGTAGAACGCTTCTCTACATACTTCTCATATACAGGTAAGTCTAGACTATCTCTCATAGTAGTCATAGATAATATTTTCATTGCTTTATCACCATAATTTTACATCCGTCTAGATGAATATAGTAATGTGTAGATTCCTCTGTTATATAAAAACAGCTGCTAGTACACCATAAATCATCGTAGTTAAACGTTAAAGCCTTAGAGGTATCTTTATATACTCTAAGGCTTCTCGTCTCTCCTAAGCTATCCCAAGAGCATACAAGATACTTTTTAGACCTAGATAATTTCTCTAGTCTAACTTTTACTCTAGGGATAGCTTTTAACTTTTTACCTATATACTCTAATGTCATAGATTCATTACCACTATATAAGCTGCAAAGAATGCTATTAACACTAAAATTACTTGAGTTACTTCCCATTTAGTCATATTATAAATCCTGGAACTGAAACTATATTGCCATTAGTATCTTTAATGGCTTTAGAAGTAAAAGGACATAAAGTCTTAACTTTTAATTTATTAGCCTTACAATACTGCTGTACTATACTAGATACTATATAGTAAGCATTATCTTTAGTATTTATAGGCAAACCTTCTAACTCTCCAAACTCTTGAATAAACAGTCCTTGACCTATCTCTCTAATAGTAGATTTAACTCTAGCTACTTTACCACTAGGTTTAAATGTCCATCTATAACCTACTCGATTATTTTTACCAGGTACATCTACTACTACAGGATGAGGTGTTAGATTAACTATCTTAAATGCTGCTAAGCTTTGCATTCAATTTCCTTATAGATAGCATCTTGTTTTATAAACTCCTCATCTAGTTTACCTAATAGTTCCATAGCTTTAGAAGTAGAATAGATATCAGGGTCATAAGTAACTGTATATTTTATATTTTGATGTAATACAGCTTCTATATATTCCATATGTTTTTCATTAACTCCGTGCATATCATCATAAGGAGTATACATATCTACATTAATAAAAGTCTGCATTCCATAAGGATTAAACTCTATAGATACTCTAGAATACTTATTAAATAAAGTATTCTGTAGAGTAGCTATATAGTAACAGATATTCTTAAGATACTGCTTAATCACACATTCCAAGATGGCTATTCTCTGCTTACCTAGCAGATTAAGTTGTATAGGATAAAGTACTTTAACATAATCATAAAGACATTGCTCTTTATTATTCTCAGCCTCTATCTCTCTAGTATTTAATGCTAGTTTTTTACAGATTAATCCATCATTATAATCTAACAGAATGTTACTTGTAGTAGATAATATCTTTAGATTAAACTGACCAAATAAGTCTTTTCTGAATAAACCAGTTCTTTCTCTTAAATACATTAATCCTCCTTTACAACTTCACTTAATTTAGACAATACCTCTATGATAGTCTTTATAGGATTTTCCATATCTCTATGATAGAAAGTATAATCAAACATACTCTGTGTAATATTAATAGTAGAAATACTAATAGTATTCCATTTCTCTTTATGTTCAATGAGTATTTTAACTTTCATATCATCAAAATCACACTTTAAATTAATATAGTATTTATAATCTAAGGCTTTACTTATCTGCTCTCGCAGATTTAAGAGAAACTTCTTAAGAGTTAAAAGGAACTCTTGAATTAAATCGCAGATATCACTAAATTGCTTATCAGGATATATAAATAATACTTTATTAAAAAAATCAGCAGTGAATGCCTTATCGTCTGGATGTTTATAATTGTAGACTCCTATTTTCCCATATAATCTATTATCATCAACAATAGTATATACAAAAGAAGCAGTTTTTAAACCCAAATCTCGATTTAATTTACGTAATTCAGTATTATACTTATGAAATAGTTCTCGTAAATCCATATATAATCCTTTAACTCTTAATTACTCTATCTACTACAGGTTTAATATTAGATAATAGTAATATTATGATACTTTCAGTATTTACATTGCTATCACAATTAATTATATAATCTACACCACTATTAGTATTTATTCTAATAGTATTACCTAAATCTTTAACACTCTCATCAGTTAGGTTTATAAAAACTGATTGAGTATCAAAAGAGTAATATACTCTAGGTATATAAGATGTCTCTCTTAATACTGAACTTAATTCTTGACGTAGATAAGTTAACTCATCTTTTACATTTTCTAGATACTTACTAACTATATTAGATAGCTCATTAAACTTATCTGTTTTATGAGGATATCCAAATAATACATTATCATAGAAATTATTCACTGTATCTGTACCATTTGCTAATAATGGCTTAAATAAAAATAACATACCTCTTACAGCTTCTAACTTATCATCTAAAGCTAAATAAGATACAGTATTATCTACTCTCAATTTATCTAGTTTATAGATATCCTCTTTAAACTTCTCTGTTAATTGTATTATATTCATTAATGTGTCTCCCATTGATTTTTACCAAACTTAGGTTCTCCGTGAACAGGGTATTTTAGACCTAATTCATAGCTAGTATCTATAAAACTCTGTTCTAATATTGAACCAAACTCCTCTTTAATTTCAGGTCTAATCTCGAAACTAATAGCATCGTGAACATTTAATATATAAGCAAAGTCTTTATCATACTTATACTTACTTCTTAAGATATTGTCTATATGAACTAATAAATACTTCATATAAATAGCTCCAGCAGATTGTAATAGTAGATTTAAAGCACTATGAGGACTTCTACAATAAAGCTTCCTACTATCTAAACCATAGAGATTATCTGCCATAGCTTTAGCGGTAGAATCCTCTACTAGGTCATTATAACCTTTAGTACCACTTTTAAATCTACTAGTAAGTTTAGTAGCATAGATAGTAGCTTTAATTAATTCGTCATCTACTGGAGCATATTGAGTTTTATTAACTGGATAGTAAAGCTTTCCATTAATCTCTTTACTTCTAGAGGATATACTATCAGATGCTATAGCATATTCATCACTAGTATAATCAAACTCTTGACCTTTATAAAGCATATGACCTAGCTTAGTCATACCTGCACCATATAAAGTGGCATAAATAAAGATTTTAGCAGCATCTCTAGTATCTAATCCAGCTATTCTTTGATTTACAGTATGAACGTCAGTACCCTTAGACTTATCTCCGTGTTCTACAACTTTAGCATAGTAATAATTGTCGTATTTACTGAGATAATGACCTAACATCACTAACTCTAAAGCCGAAGCATCTACATCCACAAAAACTCTACCTTCAGGAACACATATTAATTCTCTCATAAACTGGTCTTTACTAAGTTGTGTCATATTAGGGGAATTGTGTGTCATCCTTCCAGTATTCGCTCCGAGACTATCTACTTTACCGTGTATTCTATGAGTATTGGGATTATAACAATTCATAAAACTACCAGCTCCAGTACATAGCATACTAAGGTCTTTATTAGTCTTTAGATAGTCTTTTAATAAACTCTTAGCTTCGTTTAATTCCATACCATACTCCTAGTAGCAAGCATTGTCCTAGTAGAAATCCTAATAGATATATGATGTTTTTAAGCCAAATAACACGTTTCTCAAGCTCTTGAATATAAAGGTTAGTACTTATACTAGTACTAATATTATTATCGCTTAGAGTGCATTCTTTTGCATTTAAAAGGCTATATATCATTCGTTGTAAATCTACTTGTTCTTTCTGCATAGTTTCTATACTTAACATCCTAGTTCTAATTAACGTCAAATCAGAGGATTCATTCGCCATCAGACTCATCACTAGAGTCAAACTTACTATCAAGTGTCTCAGCATTTACGACTATATTTCCTTTCTCAGTAAATACTACTGGTTTCCAATTATAGACTCTCATTAATCTATCAGCTATTTGTTGTCTGCTAGACGGATTAAATACTTGAAGCTTTAACTTTTGATAAGTACAACCTTCAGTAGTGATAACATCTATAGTTCTAAAAGGTTTATCTCTTAGAATACCCTTATACTTTACAAATCTACCATTCTTGCCTATAGGGAGCTGATATTTAGGCGTAAAGATACCTAGAGGTTTAGTAGAGTCTAATATTAGCTTCTTAATACTAGACCTCTTAGGAATTATCACATCACCATCAGCTACTAGCATAGGAGGGAATTGCTTTCTAAGCTTTTGCTCTAAACCTATAGAGTGCATTTGTAATCTAGCTGATTCTTTTCTAGCTTTATCTATATCAAAATAACAACCATATTCCTGTTGGTCAAAGATAATAGAAGCTACTCTATATTCACACTCTCTGATAGACTTAGATGGGTATCTTTCTTTCTTGATTAACTCATTATAAAGCATATAAGTTACATCTACATCTCTTTTACAATAAGTCATCATTTCTTGATTTAATCCATTAGCAAAATCGTCATAATCTAACTTAACTAAACCTAGTCTAAATCCAAAAGCTTTAATGCTATAACTACCATATAAACTAGGAGGTATTACAGCTCTAGATTTATCAAACTCTGCTAATACGTCTTTAGGTAGAGTAAGCTTAGCATCTATTAGAGTATCTATTAGACTCTTATCTTTAATCTTACCTAATAGACGTTCTATAATAGGAATATCAAACTTACAGATATTATGACCTATAATTATATCAGCTGAATCTAGTATAGCCTTAGCTTCGTTTAATAAGCCATCTGAATTATTTACTTTTTCACAAGTATATATCTTAGTAGGATTACTATCTATCTTTAAGGCTATACACCATATATGCTCTATATTCTTTACTAAGTCCACTAATGGACTTGTTTCGATATCAAATACTACCTGCATAGTTATGAGTTCTATAAGGTCTAATATAAATCACAAAGTTCTTTTCTGTAGCTCTATAGCAATTTATAATCTGACATTTATATTTATACTTAGCTAATTCCTCAGCAAATATATTTCTGATTAGCTTAGTAGTATAAGTACTATCACTAACTATAACATCAAATCTAATAGACCCCAGTTTCTTTTTACTTTGAGAATAATGCCTAGTAAAGATTTCGATAATACTAGAATTACGTTCTAGTATATCTCTGCATAATATATTCCATTCTGGCATTTCTACGCTCTTATTTATAATCGTATCTATATAAGTCTGTAAATCTATTCTTGTATCTTTCTCTATACTCTTACTAGGTTTAAACCATAGAAATACGATAGCTACAGAACAGATTATAATCAATACAGCAGGTATTATTACAAAATCACTCATTTTCTAATCTCCTTTTCGATAATCGAACAATTACAGTCTTTCATATTTTCTAAGATACTTAGTCTCTTGTACTCTATTACAGTATTAGATATTAAACCTGCAATACCTATAACTAAAATTGTAACTGCAAAATAGAAGTCTATATTACCTTTAATCATCTTTACTATCCTTTTTGATTGAGCAATTACATTCAGTTAATGTATCTAGAGTTTTCTCTAATACTTTAACTTTTTGATTATTTATTACAAGTATTGCAATTACTCCAGCTATAGTTAGTATGAGTAGTGCTCCTAATGTAGAAAAAAGTGCTAGTAAAGCATTATCCATTTCTTTCATTCCTTTCCCTTTCTATACGTTTTTTAGTATTATCTATAAACTCATAAAATTTATAAGAGTAATAAACACCACGAACAATCCAGAAAAGCACCATAAATACTAATAATACTTCAAATATCATTCTATGCCTTCTACTGTATATAGTTCACTAAGAATATCTTTATAAGTCTCTAGTAATGTCTCTTTAACAAACATAAACTTAATACCACTAATAAGCTTCTTATCTAGTTTATGCTTCTTTACTAAAGCTTCTAGATAGTCTTTAATCTCAGCTACTGTCATAGACATAAACTTAACCCTATTTACTAGTCCTGGAATATCTTTTAAGTCATCTAAAATAGCTTCTAATTCTCCATAATCATCTTCTGGCTCTAGAGTATGTTCTGTATGATAAAAACCATAACCAGGAGTACTTCTATAAGCAGGATATACATAAGTCTTAGTATCTAGGTTTTCATCAAAGATACAATCAGTATCTGGTTCATAATCTATAGTATTCCATAATTTAGTTAGATTATCAATGAAGTTATTATCTAAGATACTGTCATCAAAGCCATTATAGACTATATAAGGATTACCTTCTATGAACTTAGGCTTTATATCTAGTATCTTTTCAGCTTCATTAGGTTCAATAGACATATCATTATCTTTAACTATGGCTATACACTTACCTTTACTATAGGTCATAGTATCTCCAACTAAAGTAGCTAATCTAGCCTCTGTATGCTTTAGCTCTACTCTACCACTATGATGGTCTACAATAGAGCTAACTGATACTATATTCTCACCACTAGCTAATGGAAATACTATTCCAGGTTTAGTTAGGCTAGTATTTAAATCAGTACCACTAAAGGACTGACCATCTACTTGGTCTACACTATTTGTCTTTAGGTATTTTCGCATTTAATATCCTCTCTGCTAATTGCTTTAATTCAAGGTCTTTCTTAGCTTCTGATATGATTTCTTGAGTAGACTTTCTAAAATCCCATAGAAAGTCTTTAAAATCTGATTCCCATAAAGCTCTAACTCTTTGGTCTTTAGTCTTAGACTTCTCAGCTTCCTCTAGGTCTAAGAATACTGCATAGATATTATCTTTATCGTGAAGTATATATGCTAAGGGTTCAGTTCCTTTATAGACTATAAATACTCTTATAGTATTATCCTCAGAACCTATGAAAAAATCTAGTTTAATTCTAAAGTTATCAGATACTATAGAATCTAATCTAGATATTAAATCCTTTCTAAGGTTATCTATCTGTTTAATAGATATATCTTTGATAACTATAGCCCTTAGACCAAAATGATATTCTGTCATATCTTTATTCATAGTTAAATTGTCTACTTGACTAGTTTTAGTATCAATAATATCTGATAGAGACATAGTCCAATCTAGGAAAGCCCCATAGACTTTATCTATTTTATCTACATACATATTAACTCCTATGGATGTTTATGGAGAGTATTTAATGGAACTGACTTAAACTCATAATCTTTGAAGTATTGCTTTAAGATAGGTATAAGCTCTTGTACTTTCATATTATGAAGCTCTTTTACCTCATCAGATACTTTCTCTACATCTGCTAGATTAAAATCTACAGTAGTACTAGATACTTCCTGAGGATAGTTATAAAATACAGTTGGGATTTGAATGCAAAACTTAGAACCATCTTTAAAGGTCTTTTCTAAGTGTAATGCCCAATAATGTACCTGATATTCGTTAGAACTAGCCAACTCTCCTGAATTAACTCTAATAGCTTCTAGAGACTTCTGAGTCCATAGAGTGATGTTTACTACTTTACCATTAGAGTAATCTACTATTCTTTTTACTAATGAATCCATCCTACTTCCTTATATAATTTAAGTGTATTCTCTATACATACTTTAGTCCATATTTTCCATTCTGGATGCAAGATAGTATGAGAATAAGCACTATTAGCGTTAGAGATATTAAGAGTTAATAAACCCTCTCTAGTTGTGTTATCAAAATCTCCAGTACATACAGCATTACTACCTCTACCTATATTATTACTCATCATAGGAGTCATATGGGTATAACCTTTAACTCCTCTTGTAGTTAAGTATCTTTGTATTTGAGCTACTCCATAATATGGAACTACAAAGCCATTAGATAGCATCTGTAAAGGAATATAGACATTCATCTCTGGATTCTCTATAGTCTCTTTATCAGTGTAATATATATAAGCATTCTTTACTTGCTTTAATAATTTATCAAATAGGTAATTTAATGGAGCTAAATCTATAGGTTCATTCAGTATAGTTGCCAAATTAGAAGGAACACCTAGATAGTTATTAAGAGCGTCTCCAAGCATATCTCTAAGTGTATTATTACCTACTTTAGTATTATTTTCAAAGCAAGCTTTTTTTAGATTTGTAACTCTATCCTCATAAAGACTTAAAATCTCATAATAAAGTTTATTAAGTCTTTCTACAACATCAGAAGCTATATTTTCATCATAAGGTTTACTTAGAGAGTAAATACTAGCTATATATTTTCTATCAGTAAAAGTATTCATAGATATTAAAGACATAGCTACCATAGGATGAAGTGGATTAAACACTTTACCATTTTCTGTATCTTTAATTAATACTCCATATAAAGTACTTTTATCTAAGTTATTTACTTCCTCTAGGATTCTATTAATACTAGACGTAGTAGTGATATTAACTATCTTAGAATCTAATGCTTTATTATTGTCAAGTAAAACATTATCATTTACTAAATCACTCATATCCTCTGTATAATACTTTGGATATTCTATCCATCTACCTGCTTTTTCTACATTAAGCCATAAGATTTCATAATTGGTATTAATAGGTAATAGATTCTGAAACAGCTCTTTAGTTCTATCATCTAAACAGTCATAACTAGGTAAACTACCAGTACTATTATAGATAAAAGAGACTGTTTTATATAAAAGCTCTATCTTATCTTTAAACATCTCTCGGACTTTATCTAGATATGAATTAAGAAACACATTCTCTACGATTGTCATCGTTGCAACTCCTCTAGTGGAAATGTTATATCAGTACTATAATCATTAGTAGTTCCAGTAAAGTTTAGACTAGCTGTATCTAGAGTTTTATCGAATAACACTTCATTAGACGCTTCATCTAGGTTATCTCTAGTAGCTAGTATCTTAATAAACTCTACAGTAGCTACTAGACAATTCATAAAGAACTGAGCTAGTTTAATACTTCCATAAGTCTCTACTTGACTAGCTGTATTAGCTATAGGCTTAGCAATAATAGATACATTATCATTCTGATGCAATAAAGCTAAGAATCGTAAGTATTTTTTAGCAAATATTTGCCTAGTCTCAAAATCTGGAGCACCTATATACACACAGTGATAAGGGTCTAGATTTTTGTGATTTATATGTAGAAACTCATTAAGTCTAAAGTAGTTATTATGTAGCCTTAAAGAAGTACTAGCTAATGAAACTAATTTACCTCTGTTAATTAAACTTAATTTCCCTATAATTAGTCTAGTATTATTACTTCTATTTATAATTGAATTATCAGTAAATAGACTAAAAGATTCAGCAGTATTAAGTCTTAGCATATTATTAGCTTCTAATGTTTCTTGTTCAAAAATACTGATAGAGTGAAAGATATTATTCATATTTAATATCTCACATAGTTCTATTAGATTCTCAAAGACATTACACATCATACCTCCATAACCTATAGAGACAATGTCTAGCTTCTTTTTCTTGACTGCTAGTAAGTCTTTTTTAATGTCTTTAAGGTTATAACCTAGATTCTTTAGCTGTTGCTCTAATGGTATTCTCTTTAGTCTTAGCCATCTTTCAAAGAATCTACTAAGAGTAAAGTCTTTAGTTCTGAATCTCTCTACATATGAAGTCATATCAGCTAATATATTGCTTTGATATCCTAAGTCTCTAGAGAATATATAAGGTACATAATTATCTAGTAGCAATTTCTTATTCTTTTTATTAAAGACACTATATTTATCCTTCGGAGCAATGAAAGCATATCTAGTGATAAAACTCATAGATAGATGCTTATTTAGATTATCATCAGAATATCTCTTATTGTTATTTATAATAGAGCTTAAATCAACAGTATTTTGAGTTCTCTCTTTTAGACTATTATCAGTTAAATCTTTAGTAGCGTTAGAACATAGAATACCCAACTTATATTTATAGTCGTTTATAGTCATTTTACTTCCTATATTAAATTAGGGCTATTTCTAGCCCTATGATTATTTGCCACTACCAGCAGCAACTTTAAGAGTAGTGATATCTACCTCGTCTACTTGAACGTCATCATCATCTGTAGATTCATCAGTAGAGTTATTATTACTCTCAGCTTGCCTAGTAGCTTGCTCAGCTTTCCTTTGGTCGATAATTTCTTGAATAGTCATTTAGTCCTCCTTTTTAAAAATAGTGATATCAAAAGTGTTTGGCTTGTCAGACTTTCTATCAATTTTAGTCTCTCCACTAGTAGCTAGAATGTTATCATCTTTTGCTAATAGGTTTGTAAACTCATTCATAGCTATCTGACCTATCTTAGCTATTTTAAGAGCTGTTGGGTCATTATCAGTTGAGATTCTAATTACGGTCTTTTTAGTTTTAATATTAGGGAAGTCTGAGTAGACTTTTTCAAAGTCTTGATTAATGATAGTAATTAAACTATCTCCCTGCTTCATAGCCCACTCTGCTGCTTCCTCAACTGTATCGAAGCTAGCATTAGGCTTAGTATCCTTATCAATGCTAGATGCATTGATATAACCTTTATAAGCTTTAGTAGTATTTTCTTTGCTATCATCTTTCTTTAAAGTCTCAAGCAATTTTGCTAGAAGTTCCTCCGCTTTTTTCATAAATGTCCTTTTTCATTTGCAAATAAAAATAATCAAGATGGTCTATTCACCATCACCTACTAGTACAACCTCCTTTCTCTGTAAGATATCTATATTACAATCTAGTAGTTCTAATAGATAAGTCTTTAATTTATTACTAGCTATATTTAATAAACTCTTAGAATTAAGCTTTACTTTTAGATTATCTGTTAATTGAATTATCTGATAATCTAAGCTATCAGTCTTATCTGTAATTACTAGAGTTATATTAGGAGTGTCTAGTTTTATATTAGAGTCTAATGTAATCTCTAGATTCTCTATATTAAATACAGCTCTATCATCTAGAAACTTTTCTTGAATATATTTAAAAGTCTGAATAAATAGAAATAGCTGTAAAATTAGAGATTCGGGATTCTGAATATTTAAAAGTTCATTTGCTGTAGTTCTGTTGATAAAATAATAGCATCTATTTATACTTGAAAATAAACTACTATTTATAGCATTATATAAAATCTCATCACCATTACCTATAAAAAAGCGTCTATTTAATAAATTTACTTCTCCTTTAAATCTAGCAATATTTTCAGCTGTATTATCAGTAGCTATTATAGCTACTAGATTATAGTGGTTACATAAATCCTTAGTTATATTTATAGTAGTATTTGCAAGACTACCTTCTAATCTATTATACTTCTCTAAGATATACTTTCTAGTCTTTATCAATAGCTCTAACTTCTCTAGTAATTCTCCATAGTATTCCATTAAAGTCATTTTATAGCCTTTAATATAACTGCGATAACTGATTAGATAAATACTTTACTTTTGTTGGAAAGAAGTATCTTTCTATGTCAGATAGTCTATTACGAGCTTTAGAGATATTAATATCTCCTATGACTATAACTACTGTAGAACCATACTCATCCTCTTTATCCGTAATAGCTAATGTTGAATATTTATTATCCGTAACTCTATTACTCAATATAGCTATTTTAAACCCTACAGACTTATAGTAAGTTATTACTATTACTTCTATATCTTTGTCATCCATTATCATTATAAAGTTATAGAAGTAGTTAAGTAAATCAGCAGACAATGCTCCTGATACTTCTTTATTATCATAGTCTTTAAAGTAATGAACTTCATTTCTATTTTTAGCATCTATCTCTAGATACATCTCTTTTATACATCTTGGTATAAGAATTTGGTCTTTAAAATCCATCAATATATCTACTATACTTTTCATTTCTTTATCTCCTCGGTAAACTCTATATAACCTACTTTTAATATAACTATATCATTCACTAATTCTATAGATATAGATACATTAAAGTCTATACTCACATACTCTAAAGCGTAATTTGCTATGTTCCATAAAGAGAGAATTATACTAGGGTATTCTAGTGCTAAAGCCCAATTATCTATTATCTTAAACATATCAGTATAAATAATATCGTCAAACTTTAGTTTAAACTCAAATTGCTTATTACCCTTAACTGACTTAATAGTAATGAATTGAACATCTTTTAAGAAGTTAAAATGAAAATCCTCAACTCTCTTTTTAAACCTAGCCTCTATGATTTGCATATCATCCATAGTCATCTCTTTAATTCCTTTTCTAGCTGTACTATATGGTCTATAGTTAAGACTATCTTATTCTTATCAAATAAAACAGAAAAATCTAAAGTAATATCATTAAGATGTATCTTATCTATGACCACATAAGAGTTCATAAATAAATCCCATAGATTTAATACATCTTTAGCTATATCTCTGTCATAGTTCTCTAGGATGTCTACAACACTATGATAGGTGTATTTACCTGTATGAGGGATTAAAGTTGTAACTCTCTCTTTATTAAATACCCTTAGATTTATAGACTTCACAAGGTTATACTCAGTATTGCTGGATACAATCTCACGTATCTTTGGTATATGCTCTTTGAACTTATTAATCATCCAATATAAATCACCCTCTGTCAGCATCTATATACTCCTTATAGAAAAAATTAAAGTGTCTAAGGGAATACACCCTAGACAATTTACACTTCACAAGAGACGCCGAAGGCGCTAACAATGTGATACTTATTTAAAAGCAAAATAAAGCTCTACAATTGATTGTAATGTCTAGATAGTATCTTTATACTACTAAACTATTATCGTCGATTATAGAGCTTGCTAGATATGTCTATGAGGCTAACAGATATAATAGCCATCTATGTTGTTTCTAATGGCTTGATATATATCCTCATTATAATTGCTCACTATGCCTGTTAGGTCAATATCCTTATCGGTTACTTGCTTTAGGATACTCTCTAGGATAGGCTCTTTATACAACCTAGCTAGTGTGTATCTATAGCACTTTCTCAATTCCTCGCAGTCATTGGCATATACACCAAATGAATCGTGAATTGGACTGACTACTATACCTCTCTCCCTTAGCATAGTAATCACTTGCCTACATACCCAAGCATCTAAGCTGTGTACCAAATTTACTGCTAGACTTCTCCAGTTATCTTTAGATGCTTCATTATCCTCACACCTAATGTTGAAGCTAGGATACTTGATACTCTTATCAAGCTCCTTTACTTCTATCTTGTGAATCTTTGTAACTAGACTTGGAACATATGCATAATGTCCATCAGGTAATCTCCAACTATGATATAACTTAGGCTCATATAGACTATTGATATACTCCTTTAGTCTTATAGGACCACTAGCTAGTTCCTCTATGGCTTGTTCAAACACTCCATAGTAGTTACCTAGCATTGTCTTAGGGGTAGCTACTGAGTTGTAGCCAGAAGTCATAATGCTAGCCTTTATGACATCTCTAGGCTTTGCTAAGTCTAGCTCTTTAGCCTTAGCCTCTAGCCAAGCATCTAAGTCATCTCTATCTCTAGGCTGTACTAGCTCTCTGACTCTATCATACACTAGGCTATAGAAGTCTTGTCTCTTAGTATTGCCTAATACATTCAATTTCTCCATAGCTTTCTCATCTCTAGTGATGACACTCATCAGCTGATAGCCACTAGCTGTAGCGTCTAGTCTGACTATCTGTCTAGACTTTCCAGTCTGTAAATAGTGCTTATACTCCTTGACTGCTTGTTTAAACAATAACTTATCACTAGCTGTATTAGTTAATTCCTCTAGACCTTTATCATCTAACAACTTCTCTAGGTTACTTCTACTCCATTGTAGTCTAGTCTCCCAGTTAGACTTGTCTAGACCATAGGCATTAGCTATATCAATCAATAGCCATTCATTGCCTCTAGCATTGACTTCTCTATGCTGGTAGAATCTAAGCAGAGCTTTACCATATTCATTGGCTTGAACATTTATGCAGTAGCCTTTGCTATATATCCTTCCTCTCTTATCATAGTTCCATTCAAAGTAGAATGGTCTAGTAGAATACTCCTTAGCCATATCTCTTAGCTTAGTGTTAAACTTGCTAATACCTTCACTACGATTGGTATCGTCTAGTGTACTATTGATGAAGTCTAGGTCTAGACTATAGGCTACACTAGAGAGATACTCTAGTACATCTAGGTTAATGCTAGAGTTATCGCTCAAAGCTAAGTGTTGATTAGCCTTATGTCCTAGTATATGTTCACTAGGGTCTGAATACTCTAGTGGTATTATGCTAGGTCTAAGGTCATAGTCCAATGGTAAGTCAGTCTCTAGTAATCCTTCTGCTATTAAATCAGCATTAGGCTTGACTAGATATGACATACTTCCCTTATCATTAGGGATACGATTAATATCGTATAGTCCGCAGTGCTGTAGCACTCCTAGTACTAAAGCACCTAGTTGTATATCCCATATCACTGACTTATCTTTGCTAGTGTAAATCATACCAGCTATGGACTGTAATACACCTCCATCTAATGGTAGAGTAGAGATAGCTTTGAATACTCTTTCTACTAGGTATTCAGGCATAGACTCTATTATTTCTACCTGTTCATCTCTAGTAGTCCATCTGGATTTACTAGAGGAATAGCCTAGTATATATTGCTCTAAGGTTTTATACATACTAGACTTAATGAGTTCTAGTTTGTCCATCTTAGTAGTTCTCCATTGTTATCTTTATATTCTCATCCTCTTGCTTTTCTGCTAGTATATAGAACTTACTATCTGATTTATGTATATTCTTGATAATCTTATTTAGTTCCTCTAATGTTGCTTTCAATGGATACTTTAATTTATCTAGATACAATGTATATCTACCAATATCTAGCTTATCAAAGTTTCCTTTAGCAGTATAGTAAAGTCTGCAATAATCACTAGCATAAGACTGCATAATACTTCTCATAAATCCTTCAACTAATAATTCAATAACACTTTGCATTTCATACTCCTTTAATGCTTGTCAATATTAGTCTACACAGACAACTAGTTATTATCTCTCCACATTAGAGTTAGCCAGTCTTTTATATCACTAGCTAGTTCTCTAAACTCTATACCACTCTTGCCATAGAATGCTAGATTGTATGGAGCTACTAATAGTACATACATTATGAATATTAGTACTCCAATAGGAAATAGTACACCTATGGATAGCAGAGCTACCCATAGTTTGCATATTAGTTTAATCATCTTTATATTCCTCCTCATTCTGTAGTGATGGTTTCATCCTATCCTCCCATCGTTCACTACCATCATACTCTACACGTTCTATCCAGTCTGGACTATTCTTAAATGTTATCCATCCATCCCAGTATTGAGTACCATAGCCTGCGTAATATTCTAGATATTCATTAGGAATCTCATCCCAATTAATATCATCTGTACCCGAGTATACTTGTATACCTTCCTCATCAAAAGCTGTACCAAGATACTTTAGATAATACTCGTCTACTTGTAGAGTACCTATCATTTCAATAGTCTCATCCTTGAAGTTTAGTTCATTAACACTCTTAGTCATCTTATTACTCCTTATAAATGCTAAGTAATTAGTCTCGATAGGAGACAACTAGATGCTAGTGTATATCTATGGACAAACTTACAAATTGTTTATCTATGGATGGAATACACTAATAGAATTAAAATAAGTACTAGTAATCCATCACGTCCATAGATTACTAGCAGAGCTACAACTTGAGTTTACGCAGGTGAGTAGTACCTCGAATGAGTTTAATGACATCTTAGGTCGATAGCTTAGTTAGAGTGCAAGCTTATAATCACTGGCTGTAAGCTGACGAATGAGTTTCAAGTCCTCAATAGGTTTACCTGACTTAGTTACACCGTAGTCCTCACCCTTCTGAGTCTTAGCAAAGTCTAAAGCTTTGTCCAAGTCCTCAAAAGTGATTCTCTCTCGGTTTTTGAAGCAGTACCAAGTGGATGGAGCTAATTCTCTTGCCTTCTTATAGCTAATAAGCTCGCCTTCATTCTCAAATATGACTGACTTAATCATAAGATTCTCCTTAGAAAAGATTTTCACCTTCCCAGTCTATCTATGGATGAAATTGTCATAGATGTAGTATTTGAATGATAAAAATCAAATAGAAAAAATTATAAAGTAGAGGTTTTACCCTCTACTTTTTGCTGATTTTCTTAGGTGTTATATCTAAGATATCAGCTAACTCTAACGATATATTAGCTGCAACATCAGATGCTGCATCTTTTACATCAAGTTCTAGCCCTTGCTTTCTCAATCCCTTTTTAGCTAGGAATAGGAAAACACAGATACCAATAACATATTCCATCATATCCTCCTTAGGGAAATGTCGTAATAAGAGGCTACTGCTAGCCCAACTAAAACTAAAGATAATGCTAACATAGCAAACTCCTTGAATTAATTTCACCTTACCAGAATTAAAGAATTACTTTTATCAGCTACCCTCAAGGGGGTAGACTGATGGATAAATTGCACAGTCTGGCTAGTACTACCCTCGTATTAAATTACATAAAATCTAATGCCTCACCTAAGATTCTTATAAGCTTGTATCTTTTTACTTTTCTCTTATTGTTATCACTTACAGAGATAAATCAGAGGTATTTGAAAGCAAATACTTATGCTATGGTAGTTTGATAAGGTTTTTTGCTATGTGATTTGACTTATAATAAAAATGCTTATAAGTTAGGTTTAACCTTCACTAAGTTATAATATGTGATATATCTCAAATTAAGGAGTAGTTATGCCTAGAGCTAGGTATGAAAATCACGTTCTTAGAACGTATGTAGATAAAGATACAGGAGAGTTTATATACCAAGATGAATTTGTCAAAATAAGTGGACAAAGAAAACTTGCAGGGTTTAGATTAGCTTATATGGGTAATATTAAAGCTTTAATACTTCAATTTGGAACTACTAGAGAATTATATATTGCCTTAGATATTATAAGTTCTTTACCTAATAAACTTACTTATGATATAGCTTTAAATGTAGAAGGTTTAGCTAAGCATTATAAAGTAAAGCCTTGGGTTATTAGACGAGTAATTAATACTCTTAAAAGAACTAACACTCTAGAAGGCTCTAGGGGTAAATATACAGTTAATCCCTTCTTTATCGTTCCAAAGTATATGGATGATGATTTAGTTTATAAAGCTCAAAAAGAGTGGGAAAAGAAATATGGAAAGTTTAAACTTCTACCTAAGAGTTTAAAACCTAGACATAAAGCAGTTATACCTAAAGTTACTCCAGAGGAAGCTGCTGGTAGAAGTATGAATAGTCCTGTATGATATAAGTCTAGTATTTATCTCCTTAGTAGAGTATAATAAAGAAAATACTATATAAGGAGATAAATACTAATGGCTAATATACAAGGTAAAAAGTATATCAAGCAAAACAATGCACCTAGTAGTAGAGAGATAATACCTACTACTGATACTAGTTCAATAGACAATCCAAATAATAGTAAAGTTAATCTAGCAGCTATTACAGCTAGTAAAGTATATGGTTGGTTTAATGCCAATAGACGTAAGAAGCATAAATGTGTTATTACTGATGAAGCTGTAGAGCTGATTAAAAAGAGTGCTAGTGAGGAAGCTTTTGATGGCTATAGATTTATAGATACTATATTAGAGTTTAGAAGTATCCTAGATGAGGATAGTGATATACAGCTAGAGGATTACATCAATGCAGTAAGATTTTGTAGCTATCTAGAAATTTATAAAGGTAATGCCATAGAAGCATATATAGAAGCTTTTAGATATAAAGAGTTTGTAGATAAGAAGCGTAATGCACCTAGAGATAGTAGAGAATATCTTAGTTTGGTTAATGCTGCATCTAGATACAGAAAGCATCCACTAGTAAAGAAAATCCTAGCCCAAAGTGAAATACCATTGTATATTATGTTTCAAGGCTATAGATATGCAGCTGTAGAGAAATTAGTAGAGGAGATGAATAATGCTAAGCTTAGCAGAGATAGGATTAATGCAGCTGATAAGTTGCTATTACATCTAAAAGCTCCAGAGGGCATAGAAGTAAATGTTAATGTCAAGAAAGATAGTGAGACTATCATAGATACATATCAGGAAGCTATTATGAATATGATACAAAAGCAAAAGGCTCTAATACAAAATGGAGGTAATATGCACGATATAGTCAATGCCAGCATTAAAGGAGAGGAGAAAGAAGTGATAGACATAGAGGAGAGTGAAAGTAATGCCTAAGAGTATGGATGAATTACTAAATGAAGTAAATTATGACTTTACTGGCTATATGCCTAGTAATGAAGCATTAATGGTAGTTAATTTCATTAAAGAAGTAAATGGGGGAAGTGAAGATAATAAAACTCCACTAATGCACTTGAAAGTATTAGATATGGTCTGTAATACTTCAGCTAGAGATATCATAGTAGCTCATCGTGGTTTTGCTAAAAGCTCATTAATGGAGTATTTAATATTATTCAATGCAGGATTTGGGTACTTTCCAGGATTTGGTAAAGCTCCATTTATAATGTATGTTAGTGATAGTATTGAAAATGGTGTAAAGACTCTTAGAAAGAACATTCAATTTAAATATGAGAATAGTAAGTTCTTACAGCAGTTAATACCTAATAAAAAACTTACCCTAGTATCAGATGAAGGAAGTAGTAGTAGCAATGACTTTTATGAAGAAGGAACTGGAGGTAGAAAGTTTACTGATGTAAGAATGGAGTTTGAGAATGTTAAAGGAGTTAGAACAGTAGTTAAAGGATTTGGAGTTAGTACTGGAATCAGAGGTACTAGAGAATTAGGTCAAAGACCTAGTATAGCCTTATTAGATGACTTAATGAGAGATGAGGATGCTAGAAGTGATACTGTAATATCTAGTATAGAGGATGTAGTATACAAAGCCGTTAGTAAAGCTTTACACCCTACTAGACAAAAGATTATATGGACTGGTACTCCTTTTAATGCTAAAGACCCTTTATATAGAGCTGTAGAGAGTGGTAGTTGGGATGTAACCCTAGCTCCTATATGTGAGCAATTCCCTGTTAGTAAAAAGGACTTTAGAGGTAGTTGGGAGGATAGATTTCCATATGAATATGTTAAGAGAGAATATGATGAAGCTATGGCTTTACAAAAGCCTGAGAACTTCAATCAAGAACTAATGCTTAGAGTTACTAGCTTAGAGGATAGATTAATAAGAGATGAGTATATTAAGTATTTTGATGAAGCTACTATGCTTAAAAGTAGAAGTTATTATAATTTCTATATAACTACGGATTTGGCTACTACTATAAGACAGAATAGTGATTATAGTGTTATTACAGTATGGGCTATCAATAGTGCTAAGCAATATATGGCTATAGATGGTTTCTGTGCTAGAGTAGAAGTATCTGAGTTTATAGAGGAGTTATTTAGACTATGTAGTAAATATAAGCCTATGCTAGGAGTAGGTATAGAAGTTACTGGACAGCAAGGAGGGTTTATATCTTGGATACAACAAGAGATGGTTAGAAAGAAAGTATACTTCCCTCTAGCTTCTAGCAATAATAAAGGTAGTGCAGGTATTAGACCTATTGCTGATAAGTTTTCAAGATTTGTTACTTTTAGTCCTGAGTTTACACAAGGTAACATTTGGATTGGTAATAAATTAAAAGCTAGTGCTTGGGGATTAGAGTTCCAAGATGAAATATCTAAGGCTACAAAGACAGGCTTTAAAAGTAGACACGATGATGTACTAGATACTATCTCAATGCTACAAGCTATGAATGTCTTTGCCCCTAGTGATAATTCTTATGAAGGATTAGATAAAGATGAAAAACTTTTCTATGAGGATGAAGAAGGTTTGGGAGACATTCAAAATACTATTTTCTAAGGCAATACTATGGATAATGGAACAAGCATCAAAGAAGTAATGAAAGGTATGCAAGATTATCTTTATATGAATATCAGTAACTATAAAGGTAAACCTATGAGTGATGAAGCCTTAGTAGTTTATATTAATCAAGCCTTACTGGAGATATATAGTATGCTATTAATCAATAAAGAACAAGCTATCATAGCAGTACCTAAAGAAGCTAGAGTATTCACATTAGAAGGTAATGATGACCCTAATATTACTTATACAGATAAGAATGGAGTAAAGCATCAAAGAATGGCTAAAGACCCTAACGTAATACTAGGTACTATTAAACAAGCTAGAGAAAACGAATATGGCAAAGCTATGCAAGCTAGAGATGAGGAATCTAATCAAACAATGAAAACTCTAGTCAATGACTATGATTTTAAGAGGTAATTATTATGGCAGTAGCAGACCACTATTTAACTTATTGTAAGGGTGTTATAGAGTCTATATCTCCAATAGAGCATATAAATACTATAATAAAAGACAAAAACCTCAGAGAGGTTTCAGTTAATGGCAATATCATTAAGAAACTTACATTTAATGGTCAATTCTCTAATAATTTCCCTATAACAGAGTTTTACTTATCAGATATACCATATAAAGAGAGTGTAAAACACTCATTAGAAATTAATGATATTACGTGGGAGAATAAGTTACAAATACCAGATTCATTAAGTTTTTGCTTATTTACTAAAGATAATGCTACTTATAAATATATAGGTGGATATGGCATAGATTTAACTAGTTTAAAAGGTCAAGTATTTAAATGTACTACTCCAGAGTTTCCTACAGATAAAAACACTATCTCCTTAGTACAAATAGGAGATAATACCATAGCATTTCTACATTGCTATATAAATAGTGAGTTCTCTTATATAATAGTTAAAGATGAGAATGTTGCACCACAAGCACCTGATATCAATCAAAATAATATACAAGCTATTGATTCCTCTAATGTACTAGAGATATTAAAGTTATGGGATAGTGAAGGTGATGAATACATTATGAATGAACAGAATGTATATCAAATTAACCCTTTAACTTTATATCTACCTAATGTCAAAGAAGGAACTATAGTATACGTTGAATATAAGACTATGCCTCCACAACTAGTATTTAAAGGAGGTAATAGTTCTACATTCCCACTTCCTCCAGAACTATATAAATTACTGTATGCCTTAGTAGCTCTAAAAGTAGTAAGGTCAATAGATGACTTTAAATCTATGGAAGGAGCAATATTAAATAACTATGCACTGGAATTACAGCAAGCAATGAACTCTAACTGGGCATTAAGTAATGAGATGGAATCTACTTTACAATTTAAGAAAGGGTTTTATTAATGCTTATACCTTTTACTACAAGCAATATAAAGAGTGTCCAAACTGAGACATCTCCTGATGGTAAGAATAAAGTTACGACTACTATAGTTCAATATGAGATACCAGCAGAGTTAACTAGCTTTGCTACTAATATTGAAGCTATATTAAACGTTAATAACAATATAGAGAATGTTAAGAAAGTATCTGGTGCTATAGAAATATGCAATAAGATACTAGCTGAGATAGATACTCTAAAAGCTGTAAATGCTAATATAGAGACTATTAAACAAGTAAATTCTATGAAAGCCTCTATAGAGACTATTAAAGATACTCTAGATGTACTAAGAACTACTAATAATAATCTAGACCTATTAAAAGCTATCTATGCAGATAAAGAGATGTATAAAACACTCTATGGCTTTAGAGATGCTTATGTTAATGATTCAGAGAATATGCAAGTATTAAAAGACATCTATGCTAAGCTAGAGAAATTACTAGGAGTATATGACAAATTAGATGTAATATCTATAGTATATGACCATTTACTAGCTATAGAGATAGTAGCTCAAGGTATGTCTAATATCGTTACATTTAACAGCAATATAGAGACATACAAACAGCTAGTAACATTAAAGAATGACATAGCTACGCTAGCTAGTAATATGGTCATAATCAAAGAAGCATTAGAGAAATTAAATGACTTACCTAGACTTACTAATGAACTAGAAGCTAAACTTACTACTAAAATTACTCAAGCCTTAGCAGATATAGATTCTAAAGCTAAAGAAGTATTAAAGCAAATAGCTGATAGCTTTGTTAAATGGGAACTAGAACTCACTAAGATTCAAAAAGAGATTAGTGATTTTAAACTAGATACCAAACAAGCATTAGACAATATCTCTACTCAGATACTACCTAGTGTAAACAAGAATAAAGATGACATTGCTAAGCTAGATACTAAGCTTAATAATGAATTATTGCTACTTAAACAAGAGATTCTTAGTATTAAAGAGAAATATACAGGTCATCAGATTGTTAATAACATTACTTCTACTGAAACTACTACAGCTACAGAAACTAAGAATGTTACAGAGACCAAAAATGTTACAGCTGATGTTAAAGCTACTGTAACAAGTACTAATAATAACACTACAACTAACAATATTACTAATCTAGGAAATGGAGAAGATATCTAAGATGAAAAAGCATATATTCTATATTACTTACACACCTAAAGTTGAATACAATGGTACTATTCCTACAGACCCTAAGCAATTCAAAGACTTAGTAGAATCTATCTGGGATACCGATGGTAAAAAGATAGTAGAGAAGTTATTAGTTAGAAACATAGATACTAAAATAGATTTTAGAGGTATCTATTACAATAAGAAGTTTAAGTTTATAGGTATAGTTCAATTACCTACTAAGAATGCTGATATAGAGCATTATAAAGACTATATGACACTATATACACTTAGTGGCACTGGTGAAGGTACTAGTGCAGACCTAACTCCTCTAAATACAGCCATAGAAGCTTTGAAAAAAGAACTAGCTGATTTAAAAGCTAAAGGACTACAAGGAAGTATTACAGAGGATAAAGTCAAAGAGTTAATCAATAATAGCGCTATTGAAACTAATAAGATTATTGAAAGTCTAAAGAAAGATAACTCTACAGAGATTACTAAGTTACTTCAAGAGATACTTAATAATAAAGAGACTATCAAAGAGACTATTAAGAATATAGCAGAGATACAAAAACTAGAAAGAGAGTTTAATCAAAAACTTACTGAGACTAATAATAAAGTTACTACTCTAGAAAGTAAAACTACAACTTTAGAGACTAAAACTAAAGAATTAGAAACTAAAGCTAATGGAATACTATCCAAAGAGGAACTATTAAAACTACTAGGTGATGCTAAAGTAAAGAACTCTGATAATCTAGGAGGTATTCCATCTAGTGGATTCATTAGAAACTATATGAATAATTCTTTGACTGACCAAGATTTAAACTCTATAGATTATCCAGGGTTCTTTTCACAAAAAGATAAGACTAAAGCTCTAGCAGCTAAGAATTATCCTAAAGATAGTCTAATAGGTATTCTATTTGTAGGAAACTCTGTAAGTCCTCAGCAAGTTTACTTTGCTAATGAAACTAATGAAATATATGTTAGAAGTAAAACAGCAGGTGATTGGACAACTTGGACAAAGACTTCATTAGATTTTAACTCTATTAAACCTGAAATTGAAACTTTAATTACTGAAAAGACTAATACAGTAATTGAAAGCAAACTAGCTAATATAATAGCCAAAGACAGTGAAAAGTTAGGTGGGTTAGATAAGACTAAGTTTATTAGAGATTATATGACTGGTCAGAGTTCCATTAATAATAGAGATATTAATGATATTACTGAGCCAGGATTTTATTATATAGATTCTGACTCTTTAATACACACAGAAAATTATCCAGAGAACTTTAATATTAATGGTAATCATTCAGAATCTCTTTTAATAGTAAGCTTTATAAGCCAGCCAGCTCAATTTCTTATTACTGGTTATGGTCAAATGTACTTTCGCTATAAAGGCTTTATGGCAGGTACACTAATGTGGTATCCTTGGCAGTATATGAATAAACCTATAGACTTACCTATTCTGACATTTGATATAACTCATACTTCAGTTAATAACATTTATCCTACTATCTATAGACCTAATTTAGAGATTACTCTAACACAAGCTGGTCAGACTATGTCTTTTAATAATTCAGTATTTTCTAATGAAGGAATTAGTGGTATGATAGTAGTTCATAACACTAAGAATATTTCTGATTTTGCAGATGAATGTATTTGGGCTACTGAAAAACCTACTGAATTAAGAGATACTGAGTATTTTACTTATATGGTATTACCAGGTAATAAGATACTATTAGGTAGAGTATATTAAGGAGTCTTAAATGAATACTATGCTTATGGCTACTTATATACCAAAACAGCAAGAAACTCCAGCTAGACTTATTACTGATATATATCCTTATGGTTCCTTTGACCATAAGGAACATATACAGACTAATACTAATAAAGTCATTATGAGATATATGCCTTATAGTTATACTGGAATGTTAGAAGTTAGATTACGTTTAAATGATGGTAAATATGAAGTATTTATACCTCATATTAGCGTTATTCTTGGAGAAGGTGGTACTAGCGTACCAACTACTAAAGAGAATATCAAATATACAGTTAAGATTACTAATTACAATGAGATTATAGTCTATGCTGATGGTAATCCTATAATGTTTAAAGATGCTTCTAAAGAATTACAAGTATCCTATGCTAGTCCTTATTATATTGGTAAAGTTTCTATACCTAATAATCCTATGAATCTTGATACTTATAAGAACTATATTTCTAAATCAGAATTAGGAGGTCTTTATTATCATCAGACTGGAGGAGAGTTCTTAAAAAATGAAGCTCATATTAAAGAAGGAACTTCAGCTACTGCTGTACTGTTCAAAGATACATATGATAAAAATCAGGCATTAAAAGGGGTTACAATAGCAGGTTGGACTAATGCTGTTAATCCATTAGTAGAATTTCCTAAAGATATTAGTACTAAGACAATTCAATATATGAAAATACCTTTAGATATGAGCAAGTTTGTTAAATTACCTAGTCAGACTGAATATTCTTTTGTATTAGAATTAAAAGCTACTATAGGTTGGTATGATGAAAACTCTATGCTAACAGGTAATAAAGCTAATTTAACTAATACTAATGAGATTCACGGATATGCTCTAGTAATAGATAGTAAAATCTATGCTTCTATGATTCCTTATACTACTAAGTGGGAAAAGAAAGACTTTGATACTAATATAGAACACACACAGCATTCTATGCTAGGATTAGCAATGAAAGTAGATAAAGATGGTCATAGTTTGCTTATAGTAGATGAGCATATTAGAAGTCTAGAATCCCTAGAGATAATTGCTCATAGTGATTATGATGGAGGTGGTGAACTAGATATATGTAATATTCTAGGTAATGATGAAACCCTATCAGCTTATCAAAAGGACTTAGAATGATACATAGACCTATTTTAAAACCTTATAATAAAAGACAATTTGAAGTAGCTGAGGATTATGAGTTTGAAGGTATGATTATCCCTAAAGGCTATCAGACTAATGGTGCTAATATACCTAGAGTATTCTGGAGTTTATTCCCTCCTAATAGTCCAGAGTATCTTAGTGCAGCTCTAATACACGATTATATGTATGATTTAGCTATGGGTACTTATGCCAATCCTCTAGGGATTACATTTAAAGATGCAGATAAGAAGTTCTATGAGAATCTACTAGAACTCAATGTGCCTAAATGGAAAGCTTGGTTATTCTATAAAAGTATTAGACTATATTCTAAAATTAGGTGGTAAAAATGAAGTTTATAAGTAGTAAAGTAATCATAATCTGCTTAATATTAGCAATAGTATCCTTTGGGATTAGTTTTTATAATCTAGGAACTAAAATAAAGCTATTAGAGGCTGAGAATATGCAATATAAACAAGTAATTCAAGATTATAATACTACTGTAGAGGATTTAAAAGTTGAGATTCTTAGAGTATCTAATATAGCTAATCATAATGCTAAAGTAGCTGCTAAATTAGATAGCTCTAAGGCTAAGCAAGTAATTAAAGTTAAAGTAAAGAAAGAGGATAATTATGAAGTATCTAACGATATTAATCTTACTCGTGAACTTGATAGGCTGTGGGAACAAACAATCAACAGTAAGTAAACCTATAGTGGTAACTTGTACTCCTATTAGTCTCAAAGAATTTTATCCTACAAAGATTTCTAAGCCATCATTTGATAGTAATCAAGCTATCCTCGATAGTTATGGAGAGTTATTAAAAAGCTATAGTATTAATACTAAGAAACTTCTTAATCTAATAGAGTTAGTTAAGAATCAAAATAAGCAATGCAAAGGTAACTAGATGGACGAGACTACTGTAGCTATACCTAATGCAGACCCTAGTAGTCTCTTAACATCTATAGTATCTAATGCTAAGACTTTTGAGACTCTAGGTATTACTGGAGTACTGTTTATTCTAGTTATAGCTCTAGGATTTATGCTAGTATTTAAATTACGTAATGATACTAAGCTTACTAATATTGCTACACAGCTAAGTGCTTTAGCTACAGCTACTAGTAATGCTAATGAGATGAATAAAGAACTTAATTCATCTAATATGAAGTTTATAGAGCATTATTTAGAAACTATCAAGCAAGCATTAGATAAGTTAGAAGGATATATCTTGGATATAAAAGAGAGGCATAGCTAATGGAAATTGCTAAGATATTACAAATAGTCAGTGTTACTATAATAGTAGGTCTAAGTACATATGCTTATTACCTATCATCTAAGCTAGACCAAACTAAGTATGAACTAGCTAATAAGATAATAGAGATGAATCTATGCAAAGCAGATAAGCAAACAGCTGAAGCTAAGATAGAGTTACAAAATACTCAAATTAAAGCTTTAGCTATTAAGCCCTTAGATGAAAAAGAACTAAAGAAACATATTAAAGTACTAGAGAAAGTAGAAGTTCCTAAAGAAAATACTGATTCTAAGAAAGTAGAATACTATGAAAATCTCTTTGATAATATGTAGTGCTATATTGCTTATAGGTTGTTCTAAAGAGCCTATAGTAAGGACTGAATATAAAACAGTAAATGTTCCAGTTAAATGTACTGAAGCTATGCCTAGTAAACCTAGATATATCAAAGGCAATTTAAAGAGTGCTAGAGATTTAATGGCATATTATAAGAAATGTGAATTAATATTAATAAATTGTATAAAGGATAACTAATGCTAATGAGTATAACTAGATTTAAAGAGATAGATGATAGAACTATAGGTAAGTTTACAATTACAGAGGATGGAGAGTTATTTCTTAGTGGATATACTTGTGAACCAGCAGGGCCTGATACTATTCTAAGTGGTAAAGATAAGAGAATACCACAAGGAGAATATACTATTACTTGGCATAACAGCCCTAGATTTAATAGACTACTTCCATTAATATTTAACTCTCAAGTACCTGCTACTAGATGTATATTAATACATTCAGGCAATACTGGAAAGAATACTGAAGGATGTATTCTAGTAGGTAAGACTTATGATAATAATGGAGTATGGAGTTCTAGAGAGACTCTAAATGCTTTAATAGAGATATTCCAAAAAGCTAAAGATATTAAACTAGTAATAACTAATCAAATAGGATAGACAGATGATAGCAAATGAGGAAAAAGCTCTTAGAATATTCAAAGCGGATTTCATCTCGGCTCAGAATGCTAAGAAAGAGATAGAAGCTAAAATGGAGGAATGGAGAGATAGATATAATGGTAAGCCATATGGAAATGAGACTAAAGATGGCTCTAGGTCTAAGATAGTATCTAGAGATATTAAAAAGCAATCTGAATGGCAACACGCTGAACTATTAGACCCATTTGTATCTACTCCTGATATTATTCAAGCTAATCCTAATAGTTATGAGGATGCAGAAATAGCACCTAGAATAGGTCTATTGCTTAACACTCAATTTTGCTTGCAATTTAATAGATATAACTTTATGGCTAAAGCTCTTAAAGTTTTAGATGTAGAAGGAACTTGTGTAGTTAGATTAGGCTGGGAATATGAGGAAAAAGAAGTAGTAGATTTAGTCTATGATGAAATCCCTAATCCTCAATTACAGCAATTAAAATTAATTATTCAGCAAGCTCTAGAGCAAGGAGACCAACAAACTGCTATAGAGTTACAACAACAAGGACAGCAATTACCTCCTACTATAAAGCAACCTAGACAAGTTAAAAGAGTAAAGCCTATTAAAAATCATCCTACAGCTACAGTATGCAGAAATGATGATATATTCATAGACCCTACTTGTATGGATGACTTCGAAAATTGTCAATTTATAATTCATAGATATGAGACAGATTTAAGTCATCTAAAGAAAGCTGGTATCTATAAAAACCTAGAGGAAATTAAAATCAAACTAGATAGCTCTAATATAGATGGAGTATATGATGATTACAAAAGACCTGATAGATATCTATTTAACTTTGAAGATAAAACTAGACGTAAACTACTAGTCTATGAATATTGGGGATTCTATGACATTAATAATGATGGTATTAATGAATCTATAGTATGTACTTGGGTAGGTGATACTATCATTAGATTTGAGGAGAATCCATATCCTGATAAAAAGCTTCCATTTGTAGTTACTCCATTTACTCCTATTCCTTTTCAGATGTATGGTGAATCTAATGCTGAATTACTAGATGATATACAAAAAGTTAAGACTGCTATTTATAGAGGATTTGTAGATAATATGGCATTAAGTAATAATGCTCAAAAAGGTATTAGACAAGGAGTACTAGACCAAGCTAATAGAATTAAGTTCTTAGCAGGTAAGAACTTTACCTTTGCAGCTAATGGTAATCCAGCTGTAGATTTCTATGAAGGACATTTCAATGAATTACCTGGAAGTATCTTTAATATGCTTCAATTACTATCTAATGAAGCTGAGAGTATCACTGGAGTTAAGTCTTTTAATCAAGGATTAAATAGCAATACTCTAGGGGGTACAGCTACAGGTATACAAGGAGTACTTACTAGTGCTAGTACCCGTAGATTAAATATAGTCAGAAACATCTCTGAGAACTTAGTAAAGCCTATACTACGTAAATGGCTAGCATATGATGCAGAGTTTCTAGATGAGGAAACTCAGATTAGAATAACTAATGATGAGTTTCTATGGCTTAAAAGAGACGACTTAGGAGCTAATATAGACATAGTACTATCTATCTCTACAGCTGATGATAATCAATCTAAAGCTAATAGCCTTACTATGATGTTACAGACTACAGCTCAATCATTACCGTTTGAAATTACTAAGCCTCTATTAATACAAATGGCTCAGTTATATAGAATGCCAGATTTAGCTAAAGCAATAGCAGATTATACTCCTCAACCACCTCAACCAACTCCTGAGGAACAGCAAATGGCTCAACTACAACTAGAGGGTATGCAAGCAGAGAATGCTCTAACTATGTCTAAAGTAGATAAGAATCAAGTAGATAATGAATACAAGCAAGCTAGAACAGAGAGTGAAAAAGCTAAAGCAGCTAATATAGCTTCTAAGACAGATAAGCAAGACTTAGATTATCTACACGATTACTATCAAACTAAGGCTAAAAATGAAGCAGATAAGCAAGCTAGACAGCAGAAGTTTGATATTGATAAAGAAACTTTAAAACTATTAGAAAACTCTAATAGGAAGTATTTATAAGCTTAAAGCTTATGTTATACTTAAATAACTTTATACAAGGAGAAATATATGAATGATGAACTCTTAGATGAGTTGGAAAATGCTGATTTAGTTACAGGAGATAACTCTTATAACGTAAAGCTAGCTAAGGCATTATCAAGACTAGAGAATAACAAAGACTTTCAGTTAGTTATTTTAGATGGCTTTATGCAAGAGAAAGTAGTCTCTATGGCTATGCAATTATCTATTCCAGGAGCTGATAAAGGTACTATTATGGAGTATCTAATAGCAGCTAATAAACTAAGAGACTATTTCATCGCTATTAAAAATCTAGCTGGTGAAATTGACAACGAAACTAAGGATTAATTATGGCAGAGGATATTAAGAAGGAACTAACCGACGAAGATGTATATAATATGTCTGAGGAGGAGTTCAACAAGTTTCTACAAGATGATTTAGATAAGTTAAATACCACTGAAGTAGCTGATGAACCTACAGAACAACCTACAGAGGAAGTTACTAAAACTCCTACTGAGGAAGTAGCTAAAACTGATGAAAATCAAGAACCTGTAGAACAACCAAAAGAGGAAACACCTGTAGAAACTCCTACAGATAATGCTTCTAATGACGAATCTACAAGTAACGATAATAAAGCAGAGGAAACTCCTGAGACTTATACCATTAGGGCTAATAAGCAAGACTATACACTTACACTAGATGAAATCAAAAATCTAGCAAGTAAAGGTATAGACTATACTAAAAAGACTCAGCAGTTTAAAGAGTATCTACCTGTTTTAGATGCACTGAAACAGCAAGGAATTAAACCTGAATCTATTAATGTCTTAATAGACGTTGCTAAAGGCAATAAAGAAGCTATTAAGAGCATTATCAAAGCTAATAATATAGACCCTATGGATTTAGATGATTCTATGTCTGTTGCAGATGATGATGGTAAGGAATCAAAACCTTATGCTCCACAAGAGTATAGACCTAATTATGCTAAGCAGGAACTAGATGAAGTTGTTGCTAGACTCTCACAAGAGCCTGAATATTATAAACAGACTATTTCTGTAGTTAGTAGTTTAGACGATGTCTCTAAAGATTTTCTGCAAAATAATCCTGCTGCTATTGAAGGTTTGCAGAATGATATTAAATCTGGAGAATATGCTAAGACTATGACTTATGCTAATACACTAGCAGTTAGAGATAATTTCTCTAAGCCTGTTCTAGAGTATTACATTAATGCAGCTAGAGAATTAGCTATGAATAATATTCAAAGAGCAGCTAGTACTAAAGACCAAGATATTGCTAGAGAACGACAAAGAATAGAGAATAGAAATAAAGTAGTAGCTTCTAATCCAGTAGCTACACCTCCTGCTAAAGACCTAGTAGGTAAAGATGCAGAGGATGCTATATTTTCAATGTCTACTGAGGAGTTCCAGAAGTATCTTGAAAGTATTAAATAATAAAAGGATTTAATTATGGCTAATCCATACAAATATCAAGACGGTAACCCTTCAACTCACGGTAATCAGATGATTCTAGCAGCTGCTAATAGAGCAGGTATTGAAGCAGCTAAAGCTCATATGATTTATAGACAATTTGCTGATAGAAAGTTCACTCTACCTCAGCGAAATGGTAAGATTTATAAAATTACTAAATATCAGAATATGTATGATAGAGCTCTAGGTACTCCAGAGTTTCTAGCTAAAGGCTTTATGCAAGGTAGAGACATAGCTGATGTTCAGACAGCTACTACAGGAGCAGCACTATCTGAAGGAGCTGGACGACAGAATCTAGTAGATACTAGTGTTAAAGTACTAGAGACTACTATGAAACGCTATGGTGAGATGATTGAATACACTGATGAACTAGACTTGTTTTCAGACAATATGAGTTCAATCAGACTACGACAGCAAATGGGAGATAGAGCAGCTAGTCTTTACGAGGACTTGCTACAGCTAGACCTATTAGCTACTACTAACGTAATGTATCCATCTCTAGCATCTAGTGTTGCTACTATGGGAACAGGTCTAGTAGCTGATGGTAGTCTAGATAATAACTATCGAGCTAGCTATGACTTCTTTAAACGATGTGTAGTTAAGCTAAAAGCTAATAGAGCTAAGAAATCTACTTCTGCTATCAATGCTACTACAGGTATTGGTACAGTTCCTATTGATGCTAGTTATTACTGTGTAATTCCAGCAGCAGTACACTATGACCTAGATTGCTTATCTAAGACATCTACTGATGCTAAAGTATCTAAGTTTGCCTTTGTTCCTGTAGTAGAGTATCCATCTACTAAAGGCGCTATTGAAGGTGAAGTAGGTGCTATGGGAGAAGTTAGATTTATCGAAGCTGAGCAAGCTGTAGTATATAGAGGACAAGGAGCAGAAGTTCCAGCATCTTATGCAGGTCATCTGTCTAAATCTCAAAAAGGGGGTAAAGACCACTTTGATGTATTCCCAGTTCTATTCCCTACTAAAGATAGCTTTGCTACTGTAGGTCTAGAAGGCAAAGATGGTATTAACTTTATTGTTAAATCTCCTAAAGAGGATGTTAATAGAGCTAATAACCCTTATGGTACTCAAGGATTTACTTCTTATAACTTCTTTTATGCAACTCTTATTATTCGAGAGGAAGCATTACTTAAAGGTTATTTGCTTGCTACAGCAATCGATTAATCTACTTTGGGGAGTTAATTCTCCCCTATATCTTTATAGAAAGGCTTAACTTATGGCTAATCCAATGAAAAAAACTTCAGATGAAAATACTACTAGTCCTTTAGTAATTCAATCAGTTCCTAATACTGTAGAGACTAATCTACCTAGTGATACTATTAATAGACTAAAAGAAGCAGCTCTAAAGAAATACAAAGTAACTGTAACTAATAATGATCCTAAAGAAAGTGCTAATTTGACTAGTGTATATGTATCAGTTGCTAATGCTTTCTTTACTAAGTCTTATGTACTTCCATTTGGTATTCCAGTAAATGGAGTAGAGCAATGTGTTATTGATAATCTAAAAGAGATTACATTTCCTTTTACTACTGAAAGTGATGTAAACCCAGGTCTTAGTAAAACTACTATGAGACCTAAATATACTGTAGTAGTAGAACCTTACGTAGAGGAGTAATCTATGGCTACTGGTTGTCTAGATTGTAAGGCTCTAACTACTGATTTAGACAATCTGTCATTAGAGCTAGAATTACCTCAAAAAGATGATTTAAAGATTGACCTAGATGTAGGTGATTTAACTGATGGTTCTTTAACAGAAGTTAATCACTATGGTAGAGAACTGCTAGAATGGAAAGGCTCTAAGATATTAGACAAACTCTGTGAAGTAATGTCTGAGAATCTTAGAGCTCAATATGATAGTGGTAGAATAGTCAATAAAGACTATGCTGATGTATATTCACAATCCTTAGCAGTTACACTTCAACAAGCTGTTACTTTTATAACTACTAAAGCACAAGTAGAAGCTTCACTGAAAACCCAATGGTGGGTTCAACTAGCTAATATCAAGATGCAATACTTACAATTAAAAGTAGATTTATTAATTAAAATAGCTGAACTTAAAATGAAATGTTGTCTAACTCAGGCTCAAATAGCACAAATTGAAGCTCAAGCTAGACTACTAGATAGACAACTACTAGGTTTTGATGATAATATGTATATTAAGCTTATAGAATATCAACTACAAGCTTTCTCTATGATTTATTCTAGTGGTATGTTAGATGATGGAGCATTACCTACTCCATTAAATAATGCAGAGTTATCTAATGTCTATAAAACTTATAAAGATAGAATAACTGCAGTAACTCCTAAATTACTAGCAGATGAAAAGATAAATGCTGCTAACTCATTATATCTCCCTTAATAAGGAGATATAATGGGATTCTTTAAAAAGAAAAAGACCTATGATGAATATATTCATCAATTAATGTATGGACCTACTGAATGGTATACCAAAAGAGATTATGGTAAATCAGGTAAGAAGTTCTATGCAGGTACTATACAAGCTAATAGAAAGCTGATATATGATAAATCAGCTAAGATGTCTAATTATGATGCTATTAAAGATTTAATTACTACTTATAATACATATCACGAAATGCCTTTTGTTAGAAAGAAACTTCAAGGATGGAATAAGACTTTAGTTACTAAAAAGACAGAATTACAATTAGATAAATTACTAGCTACTATACCTGATTTTAAAAGCCTGATAAGCTATGAGCAAGGAACTGAATATAAGCTCTTTCCTGAGTATATGCTAAAGCAGATATTCCCTAGCTATGATTATGATACTAGTACTTTTACCTTTAATAATGACTTATATACATATAAATATGATGCTGATATAAATACTGCTGCTATAATTGCAGATAGTTATATAAAACCATCTAATACTAAAGAGTTTACTTCTACAGTAAAATGCTATGTAGATAATGCTATTACTAGAGATAAAGTAATTACACTAGCTATAGACCCTAGTATAACTACTAATGTCAAAGAAATTAAAGTAAGTTATTATATCTATGACCCAGATAAGAAATTAAAAGAGACTATATTAACTGATTGTCCTATAGATGGTAAAGTATCTATTTCACTAGATAAAACCTTAGTAGAGGATACTATTATATCTATAGAGGTTACTGAAGTAATTACTGACCCTATAACTCATCAAGAAACTAAGAATATCTATACAGATACTTCACTTCCTATAGTATTTAGATATCCTATTCCATCTAGACGTAATTATTCAGACTTTAACTTCTATTTTAATCCAAGTAGTAAATTAGATGAAGTAGTAAAAAAAGCTGTATATGATAACTTCAAAGCTACTTTTCATATAGACCCTTATGATAATACTAATAATGTCATAGAGGAGGAAAGAACTAGTATAGAAATACAACCTAATGACCCTAAGTATGAAACTAGACCTAATGAAGTAAAAGTAGAAATAGTATCTAAGTTTACTTGGAAAGACCATACTAAAACAGTAACTCAAACTACTAAAGTATGGAATCCTGTAAAGAAAAAATATGAGGATAAGACTATATCTTATCAAGAGAATATCATTGAAGTTTTAATTACTGATATGTGGGTAGATAAAAGACTATTTCTACTAGACTCTATAACTGATAAATTAGAATGGTACTTTATAGCTTATTACAACACTTCTGGTAAACGTTCTATTTATACCCTTAGGGATATATCCTCTGTCAATGCAAATGGCTCTAAACCTACTGTATTGACTGCTGCTGTTAGAGTATTAGCAAATGGTGGATTAGCTGGAGGTAAAAGAGGAGATATAAATCTACAAAAGACTAAACGTAAAAATAAGAACTATCGTAGAATACCTAAAAAGTATAAGCCATTATTATATGAAGCTCTTAGAGATAATAAAGATAGTGATATAAAAGATGCTTGGATAACTTCTTGTATAAACTTTCAACCTTATTTGAAAGCTTCTACTAGAGTAGATAAGTATTATATTAAGTATCTACAGACTATGTTTAAGTTCTTTGATAAAGAGTTTAGTTGCTTTAACAAGTCTTTTAAGAATAACTCAGGACAAGTATATTACTTATCAGGAAACTATGCAGATAGGTGGGAAGTTAGTCCTTGTGCTTATAGACTTAGAGGAGTAAAGAAAATTATATCTAGGAATACTCTACCATCTAGATTATGCTTTTTAGGAGAGGAGTTAGATAATCCTAATCACCTATGCCTTTATTGTTTTGTTCCTAATTATATAGAGGATGATGGAACTAGTCAAACTAGAAAGTTTAATACTATTACTCAATATATTCTAGATTTAACTTACTGGTATGGAAATTATAATTTCAATGATGGCAAATCTACAGATTGGACTATTAGAATAGCTAAGTATTCTAAGATACCTAAAATCATATGGGGTAGTTCAGGATATAAGAGACATTTTAGGAGACATAGTGATGACGATGATGATGACTATTCAGTAACCCCTAGTATAAATCTAGGAGAATATAAAGAATCTCCTAAGACACCTCTTAGTGGCAATGCTACATATAATCAAGCTATTACTATTCCTGCTGGAAATAATTATAAAAGAGAAGTTTTAGAATATATGTGGGATAAGAATAATAGCTTTGTAACAGGACATTATACAGGTTCTTATGCTTATGATAGTGGAGGCAATAGAGATAAAACTTTTCATATGCCTTATCCTATATTAGCTAGCTCAGTAAATAACTTCGAGTCTTATATAAATAATCAAACTGCTAGATGTACTGAAATGTTTGGTAACAATTCTTTAACTTTCAAATGGCTATCTAGTGGAGTAGAGCTATCAGAAGCTGATAAAGCTAATATTATTGCATTTACTAAAACTAGAGTTGGTATTAAAGATAGAAAAGGAAATACTATTATCCCTATGAGTGATGTAAACATCAGATATAGAGAAAAAGTCATTAGAAAGACTAGATATATAGACATAACTAGTGATACTACTGGAGTAATGAATTATGGAGATAAAAAAGAAGGTCTAATAGCAAATACTTTACCTAAAAACTATACTGAGTCTACATATTGGGTTAGTTATTTTAATAATACTAATATATTTGAACTCTATAATGGACAACCTGCTTTACTAGAATATATGGGGTCTAATGGACACAACCAAAAGACTATATTCTTTACTAGTCATAATTTTGGAGGAAATGTAGAAACTAGATTTAGTTATATAGAGATAATTAAGATAGATTATGTCTATAAGTATAGAGTAAACGGAGTAGTTATTGAAGGTAGTGATGAGAAATGGCTTAACTATAACTCTTGGGAGTTTAAAGGTATAGTAGAACCTAGTTTTACTCCTCCTATGCCTTGGAGAATGTGGGTTAGAGTTCCATTATATATTCAAGAAGCAGTACTAACTAGTATATTATTCTTAGGATTTAGAATAGAGTTTCAAGTTAAAAAAGCTACTACTTTATTTAAAGTCATAGGTATAGTAGTTACTGTAGTAGGTATAGTCTTAATAGTAGTTGGAGCATTAACTTCTTGGTCAGGTTTTGGTATACCTCTAATGACTTGGGGTAAAGTAGTATTAGGTATAGGTCTCTCAATGCTTGGAGCAGCTTATGGTAAAGCTTTTCTATCATATCTAGGTATGGCTTTCTCATTATGGGGAGGCTATGGTATGATACAAGCAACAGCAGCAGCTAATATAGCAGCTGGAGCTAGTGCAGGATTTGAAACAGCTAAGAGTGCTTTATCTATGGCTTCATTAGTATATTCTACAGCTAATAATGCTTATAAACTAGCTACTCAAAATAAAGCTCAAGCTAAGCTAGAAAGACAACAGAAAGAGCAAGAGGAAAAAGATAGATTAAAGAATGACAGAGAGTTTCAAGAAAGTTTAGATGAAGTAAATCTAGCAGACTATGACATACCTAAGAGTATTGACGAACAGCTAGATTTATATTACTTCATAGCTTATGGTGGTCTAATGTATGACTATAATACGGTAGAGCAAATAGCATATCACTCAGCTGAACAGCCTATAATGAGTGAGACATTTGACAGATTTAAATAAGGAGAATACTTATGTTTTGGGATAGCTTTTTAAGTGGATTACAATCAGTTGGTAATTCATTATTTGGTGCAGGAACTTTCGGTAATGCAGCTAATCAAGTAGGAACTACAGCAGCTAATCAAGTTAATAATCAAGCTCTGCAAGGTTTATTAAACTTAGGTTCTACAGCAGCAGGAACTGCTAATAATGCTGGTCTAGCTGCTAGTCTAGCACAAGCTGCTCAAGCTGGTAATCAAGTAGCTACTAATGGAACTAATGTAGCTCAAGGATTAACACAGCAAGCTACACAACCTAGTGGGGGAGGATTAATGAATAAAGTCTTAGCTCCTACTATGGATATGTATACAGCTTGGAATGCTTATAAGCAAAATATGAAACAAGCTAAGTATGGTCTAGCTGAAAGACAGAGAGAAGATACCTTCAAATGGCAAGAAAGAGATAGGTCAGCTAGAAATAGAGCTAATACTACAGCTAATTACTTTACCAATGGACAAGTAATCTAAGGAGTCTAATATGGCAGATTTAAATATAGGAGGAACTAGTGCTTTTCTAGGGCCTGCTGTTAATACTCAAATAAATCAGACTGATGTCAAAGGAACAGATTTTACTAGGACTATGCTACAGGCATTACAAGGTGCAGCTATAGCAGATGAAAATACTAGAAAGAATGACTTAGCTTCTGCTGAATTATTAGCAGCTAACACTGAAGCTAGTGAAAAAGCATATCAGTATGGACAAAATCTAGCAGCAGACCAATTAGTGAAAGCTATAGGATTAGAGAATGCTGCATTGAATCCTTTTATTGGAACATATGCTAGAGCTAAACTAGATGATACTACTAAAAAGTTTCAAGAGGTTAGAAATACTAATAGAGATTTCAATGAAATAGCTGATTATGCTAAAACATATGGACATACTCCAGCTATAGATGCTATTCTTATTAATCGAGAAAATGCTAAAAGAGGTCTAGCAGAAAGAGATATAGAATTAGCTAGACTAAGAGGTGATTCTAATGGTAATCCTACAACAGCTACTAGTACTAGTCTTACAGTCAAAGGAGGTTTACCTGATAATTTAAGAGTTCCTTCTTATATTAATTCAACTGATGGTAGTATTGACTTTAATAAAATTAATTCAATAATGTCAGGTAATAACTCAGCTAATCGGCAAATGAATAGTGCCCTAGCTCCTACAGGTAATGATACTGCTACACAGAATGCTTCAGCTAGCCCTAGACTTAATGGTATTAGTGCAGCAGGTAGAGCAGCTGATGGATTAAGTAGAATACAAACTACTACTTCTACAGGTAAGTGTGCTACTTCAGTAAGAGAGAATCTAGAAAGAGCTGGATATAGACTTCCTACGGGTAAAGATAGAACTAGTGCTTATATGTATGCTGATAATGGTCTATTAGAGGATATGGGATTTCAACGTATAGATAATGCTTATTCACAGAATCCTCTTAAAGGAGATATAGTAGTTTTTGGTAAAACTGATAAACATCCTGATGGACATATAGCTATGTTTGATGGTAATAACTGGGTTAGTGATTTTAGACAACGAAGCATTAATCCATATATAGATAAAAAGTCAGCAGGACAGATGTCATATTTCAGAGACCCTAGAGCAATAGATGATAATCCTGATTTTGCTAAGTTTCAACAACAAGCTATGAATCCTATCAATCAATTTAAACAAGCTCTAGGATTAAATCCAGAGCCTACAGCAAGTGAGAGGGCTACAGATAGTACTAACATACCTTCTTACTCTCAGAATGGTTTAGACGCTAAGGAAATGGCTTCTAAAGCACTATCTACAAATCAGTCTAAAGCTGTTAGTTTTAATAATTCTTTAGGAGTAGATACAGAAAAGAATCCTGAAACTGGTTTACCTATGAATGATGTAGCTGGTAATCAACTAAGTAATGCTATTCAACAGACTAGTAAACTTAAAGGACAGAGTCTTTTTATTTCTGAGGATGATAAATCTCAAGATAATAAAATTATGGTAAATCTAGGAGATAAGATAGGTGTGTTTGATAATACTCCTGATGGACTAAATCAAGCTGAGCAAATGAAAGCTAATGTAGGTATAGGTAGACCATCTATGATAGAAGCTATTACTACTAAAGCTCAAATGTCCTATGGTAAAGAACCTATGCAGACTTATGAGGATTATGTTAATAAAAATATAGATAATAATCCTGCATTATATGGAAGCAATATACACGTATCTAAAGCTATTACAGATAAAGGTAATCTAGATAGTATAGCTAGTATAACTGGCTTACCTATAGTTCAATATGATGATAATGGAAACCCTATCGAAGATACTATAGCTTATCCTCCTAATATGTCTAATAGACTAGCTAATATAGGACATACTGATACAGCTAGTGTAGAAAGAGCTCAGAAAGCTGCAGATGACTTAAAAGAGTTCTATCAACAATCAGGACAAGACTATACTATAGGAAAAAATCATCCAAATATTAGAATAAACAATGATGGTAGCTTAAAAGAAGGAAATCCTAATAATATGACTAAAGAGGAAAGAAAATATAATAAGATGGTTCAAACTGAGGATTTTCTAACTGACCCTGCTATATCTGGTGCTAATAAGATAATTCAAACTACTAAAGATATGCCGATTATAAAAGATAAAGGGGATAATACTGAGAAATATACCTCTTTAGTTCAAAAGGACTTAGCTGAAGGCAATAATGAAAAGATAATTCTAGCTGGTATTACTCTGCATACTCTAGGTATAGAGGATGCTGATGGTATGAATGCTGATGCTATGGATATGCTATATAGAGTAATGACTGAAGATAAAACACCTACTGAAGCTCTAGCTTCTGGTAAGCTAGGTATTTTTAAAGATGCTAAAGCTCAAGAGTTAGTTAAGCTATTACCTAAAGCTTATAAAGAAATAGCAGCTTATGCAGCTGATAGTAGTGGTTTTCTATTTAGTAAAAAAGGCTCTAGAAGTGAAGGTATGATACCTATATTCTTAGACGATAAAGGTAATTTTAGAGTTAATAGATTTAAGATGGATACACCCGAGAATAGAAAGTTTGCTGAGGATAATGGAGTACCTGTAGCTAATTCATCTAAGCATTTGGCTTTAGTTCCTAATCAACTAGGTTATAAATTAGAGAGTTTTCTTAGAGGAATATCTGACAAATATGCTAAAGAAGCTTTTGCTAAATCTACTCATCAAAGAAAATATATTTCAGACGAAACAAGAGATAGAATGAAACAAGATGATGCTCAATTCTTACTAGATAATAATGGAGATACTTACGATTGGTTAGCTACAACAGGAATGAGTAAAGGGGAATACTTAGAGAATATGCAACGCTAGTTGTGTATTAAATATATTCTTATTCTTTCACTATAATACTGCTAAACTTAAACTAATTTAAGGATAGCAGTATGTATAATGAAAATGATGAAAATCAACAAGAATATAATAAGCCTACTTCTAAAGATAAATCTAGCAGTATCTCTTTGATGAATACTCTCTCTGATGCTTTTAAGCAAAATGGAGGGGTACCTCAAGAGCTAGAGAACTCTACAGTTAGAAACTTCTTTAATACTAATTATGCTCCTATATTCAAGCCAGCTAATCAAGTTAAAGCTGAAAGAGCTACAGAAGTTGTTAAAGATATATTACAACGTCAAGGATTTCCTTCTACTCCAGAGGATGATGCAGCAGCTAGAATAGCAGCAGATACCACATATGCTCCTCAATATCAACAACTAGAACTTAATGAGCAAAGATTAGATTTAATTTCTCAAAAGAATAAGCAAGATTTAGACAATGCAGAGCATATGAATAAACTAAAGCTACTAGATGCTCTAAGTCCTCAAGCATTAGCTGATATAGGTTATGGAAGTAAAGGTAGCTACTCTATGTCTCCAGAGGAAAGAGCAGCATATGTTAGAAAAATGACAGCTGACCCTTATAAACAAGCTATGCAACTAGCTGAAATAAAAGCTACAGATGATAGACTTAAAGCAGCTAGAGGTCTAACTATTATCAATGACTTAAATGATAGGTTTAAAATAGAACAACAAAGGGAAGCTCTCAACAGAGATAAAGAGAATCTTACTACTGATTTAGCTTCATTAGCTTCATATAATAACTATATGAAAGAGATTAATCCTGCTTTCACTTCTACTACCTTTGAGACAGGTAATCCTCTAGAAAAAAATCCTGATTATTCTATTACTGCTAATATTGCAGACCAATGGGGAGAGTTCTATAGAGATACTTTAGGTGTAGGACAACTAGCTAGTGAAGGTGCTAGTGATTTAGCTAAGCTAGCTGTTAGAAAAGCTAAGAACTGGAATAAATCTGTATCTGATATAGCTACAGAAGTTTTACAAGAGGATTATGAGCTAAATAAACAGAGACAAGCAGGTAAATCTACAGGTCATCCTATAGATGATTTTCTAGCTGGAGCTATTAGAGGTTCAGGTAAAGCAGCTAAAGACAGAAATGCAGTTAATAGATTTACTATTGATTTAATGAAAGCTGATTATGATGCTTCTGATGGAGCATTATCTACTGTTAAAAATATAGGAGGAGATTTACTAGGAGCTTCAGGACAATTTATAGCTGGTTCAACTCCTGAAGTACTTAGTGCTTTGGTTCCTGGAGGACTAGTAAATAAAGCTACAGAGAAAGCTGCTGCTAAATATGGTGAAAAAGTAGCTATGGAAGCAGCTGGTAAAGATTTAATTAATGCTACTAGAGCTACTACAGAAGCTCTTGATAAACTTAAATCTACAGCTCCTAAAGCTATGACTGACAAAGTAATTGCTGAAGTTCCTAAGAGAAATGAACTCTTTAAAGCTATGCAAGATAAGTTTAATCAAGACTTTAGAGCTATTAAAAAGTCTACAGATTTAACTAGAAAAGAGAAACTAGAGAAACTTCAAGCTTTAAGACGTCAAAGAAATGTAGAACTTACAAGTACAGAGAATAATAATCTAATCAAAGCCTATGCTAAAGCTACAGATGCTGAGAAAGCAAGAATGCTATCAGCTTATAAAGAGTCTTTAAAAGAGAATGGCTTTAAAGAAGCTAATGCAGCAGCATTTAGAAGTGAATATGCAGCTAATAAAGCTTTACATACTAATGCTATATCTAAAGTAGAGGAAGCTAATAAAAAACTAGCTGATACTATGGAGAAATATCATATAGACCCTACTACTAGAACTATCTCTGATAAAGGTAAAGAACTATTAGGTAAAGAGTTTGCAGCAGAGTTTCAAGCTAATAGTAAAAGATATAGTCCATTAGCTAATGCCTTTAGAACTCTTACCCCTACTGCTGCAGTAGTCGCTGAAAGAAATGCTAGACAAGCTATGGCTAATAGATTAGGTATAGATGAAAGAGACTTAGTTCAAGTAGTAGATAGTGGAGACTTTATCTCTAATATGCCACTAGCATATGTCTATTCAGCTCTAAATACACTAGAGGCTACTAACCTACTAGAAGGAGCTTTTAAAGGAGCAGGACTTAAAGATATATTTAGTACTACTAAGAAGTTCCTTACAGGTGTAGACGACACTACTATAGCTGCTACTAAGCAAGCTACTAAAGAAGCAGCTTCTAGGACTATGAAAGAAAGAGCATCTGAACTAGCTACTAGACTCAAAGATAAGCCATTAAAAGAAGTTAGAGATATAACTACTAAAATGTTTGGTCTAGCTTCTAAGACTTTAAAAAGTACTGCTAAAGTAGCAGGTAAAAGAGGTCTATATGGTTTTGCTAATGAAGGAACTGCTGAGTTCTTACAAGAGTATTCAGAGCAATTACAGCAAAATGGCTTTAATCTACAAGAGATATTAAATCCTCAAACACTAGAACAAGCTAAAGAAGCAGGATTAATAGGAGGTCTAACTGGAGGAACTACAGGTACTCTAAGTACTGGAAGTCATCTAGTTAGAAATGTCTATGATAAAGGTATTAAACCTCTAGCTACTTCTCTTAAAGATAAATGGCTAGAGCATAAAGAAGCTAAAGCAGATGAAAAGACTGAAGCTACTAGAACTACAACTAACTATGAAGCTTCACATAACAATGATGGTTCTGTTATAGCTAATACTACTAGTCCAGCTAAAGTAATTGAGGATAGTCTAAATACTAATCTAAATAATAATACTATTAAGAAAATAGCTTCAGAAGCTCAAATAAGACAAGCTAAGAAAAACCAAGATTTCTTTGATAATGATAAACCTAAGACTAAAGCAGATATAGATAGACATACTGATGACTTAATGCAAGAGTATAAATATGCTCCAGAGAAAAGACCAGAAGTAAGAGATGCTGTAGTAAATACTGCTGTATCTAGAAATGCTGTAGATTATACTGCTGATGAATTGAAAGATTTAGGAGTTAATGATGAAACTATAGCTAGATATGGTAATATCAATCTACAATTACAAGATACTCTTACTGATAATTATAAAGTTTCAGATGTAACTAAAGATTGGAATATACCTACTGAGAAACTTACAGAGATACAAGACTTTATACCTAGTCTAGATAAATTAGATAAAGATACTTTCAAAGACCTTACTAATGAACAGAAAGCCTTAGTATTAGATGTATTAAATAATAAAGCTGTAAAAGTTAAACCTGAGAATATCACAGGTAGAGTATATACTCCATCATTCTCTACTGATGAGAATCCTATAAAACTTAATGTAGAGCATAAACTTACAGATACTGGAGATTTAGACTTATCAGACTTTGCTGAAAGAGCTAAGAACTTAAATAAAGCCTTTAATTATAATGCTGATACAAATAAGAAAATTACTAGTACTGATGCCTATTATGGATTAAATGAGTTAAGCTTCTTACTTACTAATGCTAATAGTAATAATATAGCTACTAAAGAGGAGGATATCACTTCTGAAAGTAATAACTCACTTCTTAAGTCTTTACATAATATAGGTACAGCTATAGGTAAAGGAGAAGTAGATAAGCTAGAAGGTAATGATAGACAAGTCTTAGAAGGTTTAAAACAGTTAATTAAAGATGGAGCTATCAAGAATAAAGAGAATCAAGTAGTTAGTCTAGGTAGTGCAGAGAAACTACTAGATGAAGTAGATAAATATGCTAAAGTAGAACTAGAAAAAACTACTCCTGTTACTGATGAATTGTCTACTAATCCTAAGTTTAAAGACCAAGGTTCTCAAGCTATTAATAAAGTCTTTCATTCACAGAATGACTCTTTAGATACAAAAACTTCTGAGTTTGTTATGACTGCTCTAGGTGTAGCTGATATAGCTCAAGCTAGTAGTGTTAATATCAAAGTTATGAGAAAGAATCAAGCTATTAATATGGAGGATGTATCCTCTGATATAGCTTCTACTGCTGCTAGAATAGTCAATAAGTTAAATGCTGTTATGCACGATATTATGCTTACTAGAGCTGAGAAAGCTAAGGCTTATAGATATCTAATGAGTCAGTTAAAAGAACTTACTGTTAGAGTTAATTCTAAAGTTTCAGCTATTAATTCAGTTCGTAATAAAACAGGTCTATTAGATGACTTAAGAAAAGACCTAAAAAGAAAGCTAGAAAGCCAATCAGAAAATAAGACTGATGAGCAAATATCCAAAAGTGTAGAGGATATAATTAATGACCAATATATTCTTGGTACTGAAGGTTTCTCAGCTGTAGTAATAGAGATACCATATAAAAATCCTAAAGGAACTAAATTACTTAATGATCTTAGTCCTGCGGAGTTAAGTAAAAATCTAGATTTAAAATTAGTACCTAAAAAGTCTTTCTCATTTAATAAAAGAGAACAAGTTACTACTGAGGATATAAATGCTTATAATAGCAAGTATAGTAATGGAGAACAGTATTATCTAATAGCTAAAATAGATAAGAATAATGGAACTATTAGCTTTGACCAATCTGAGGATAACTCTTTAGCTTTACTACAGAATGCTATTATTAATGACTCTAATCTATTATCTAAGGCTTTAGAGCTATTCACTGGAGTTAGGGAAGCTTTTAGTAATACTACTCTAGGTACTTTACTAGACCCTAAAGCTATAGATGAAGGGTATTTATTTAATCTACTAAGACAATATGATACAGCTTCTATTAAGACAGATGAACAGATAGAAGTTTTAAAAAATAACTATAAGAAATTACTAGAAAGTGATACAGCTACTCAAGAGGAAAAAGATAATGCTCTAAAAGATTTGTCTTTATATGTTGTACCTATTAAAGATAATCAAGGTAATATAGTAAAAGATCAATATAGACGAATTACTAAAGCTGATGTTAATAAGAACATTCAAGCCTTTATGAATAACTCTATTCAAAGTATGGCTTTATCTCAAAAGAGAATGTTAGCATTAAGGACTATATTAAAGAATCCTGTTCCAGCAGTAGCTGATAGATTTAAATCTCTTATTCCTGAATTAGCTGATATGCAAGTACTAGATAGCCCTTCTATTATAGTTAAATTAAGAGATATCTATGAATGGTATAAAAGAGACTTTGAAATAGCTAAAGCTCAAATGGCTTATTTACTATCAGACAATCCTGATGAGATAGCTAGACTAATGCTAGCTATGAAATATATAGAGCAAGAGACTGTAAGAAAAGAACTTGGTAGATTAAGCCAAAGTGAGTTTAATAAAGTTCGTATGCAGGGATACTCTCAATGGTCTGATAAGTTTAAAGTAATGCTTAGAAACTTCTATGGCTTTAATAAGAGCATAGAATATACAGAACAGCAATTTAATTCTAAACTAGAGGAAGTAAATAAAACAAGAGAAGCTAGAGATTTGCCTAAAATAACTCTAGAGGAAATAGAGACTATGACTAAGCCTCTATTAAATGATTTCTCCCCAGTTAGCATTATAAGCAATATGCAATCTCTTATGTCTATAGCAGCTTCTAAAGAGTTAGCTAAAGGATTTAAACTAAGTAATAACTCACTTATGGATTTACTAGATGACTCTAAGTTAGACCTAAACAAATCAGATACTCTAGACTTTGATAGAAATCTCATAGGCTATGCTTATGATTTTAACCCTCTAGAAGCTAAAGGCTTTAAGTATTTTACTAATGGAAAGAATACTTCTATAGATTCTCTTAAACTAGGAGAATTGACATATAGTAATTTTAAAGATAGATTGAATGCTTCCCTTATTAATAATGTTAAAAACTTTGAAAAGATGCCTAAAGGTCTATTTAATGATGTCTTTATATTCAATAAGGATGGCTCTATAAATAGTGTTAAAGAACCTTATACTAGAGCTATGTTTATGAGTCTAATGGAAACTATGACTAAAGGTGTTAATCCATCTCCTATTACTCTAGGTTCAGCTGAGACACTAGCTTCTAAAATAGCTAAGTATAAAGCAAACTCTACTGTTTCAGCTGCATATCAAGCTCTAAGAACTACTGATAATATCATTAATATCTTAGGACTTACTCCTAATAATCATAGGACTATTAGTGAACTTACAGCTATTAGAAGTCAATTAGCTATGTTTAATGAGTCTCTTATGGAAGGAATGCTATCTGGTCTAAATAAATTAGGTATAGAATGGGATGGAGGTAAAAGTGTCTATAAATTAAATGAAAAAGCACGTAAAGATACAGAAGCTCAAGTAGATAAGCTTATAAGAGAGCAAGTATTTGAAAGTAAAGTACAAGGAGTAAATTACTTCTCTGATGCTATCTTAAAGACTCAGTTCAATATAAATCACGCTCCATTAAAAGAATATGCTGCTAGAGACCAGCAAGAAGCTATAGTAGCTAATGCTTTAGCGCCTAGATACTTTGATAAAGATAGAATGGAACAATCTATAAAAATCTGGAAAGACCCTAATCTATTCTTTAACGAATTAAAACAAGACTTAGGTGATGACTTAATAGCTATAGGTCAAGATTATAATGATATAAAAGAGAAATTAGACCAATTTAGAGAATTAGCAGGTATAACTGATAAGAACTGGACTAATAAAGTAATTGTACTAATACCTAAAAGAGAGTTCTCTACAGATAATCCTGCTCTAGCTCTATACAAAGATGAGGTATTACCTAAAATACTCAATACTATTGAGGATTACAGACAAGTATTAGTAAAGTTTAATTCAGATAGTGTTCAAGAGAACTTACCTGAATATACTGTATGGAATACTAGTGTTAATGAACGTATGAGTGTAGTAGGTATTATGAATCAGCAAGCTAATAAGAAACTAAGAGCTTTATATAAGAAAATCCAAGACGAAGCTAAAGCTGATGAATTAGTTAAGACTATGTATGGTCTAACTGATGACAAAGAAAATCCATACTACAATATGATGGGTAATCATAAAGACTATGATAAGCAACTCTTAGCTGGTCTAGGTTTAGTTACTGAGTTCTCTGAATATGTAAAGTTAGATGATGAAATTGGTAAAAAGAAAGAACTCGAGTTTAAAAAATTATCTAGCCAGACTAATCAAGCTATAAAAGATTTAGATAGTAAACATAATGAAGGTTCAGTATCAGATGAGGATTATAATCTACAGTATCAAGAAATTATGAATAAATATGATACTGATAGAACGAGTATAGAGACTTCTTTAAATCAAGAGTTTGAGGACTTAGTACAGAAAAACCTAGATACTGAGATTGAACCTCTAATAGATACTTTACAGAAAGACTATTTCTCACAGATAGATGATGACCTAGAAGTATTAAAAGCTATAACAGCTGCTAATAAAGTAGAGAAGTTCTTTGGAAAAGATGGAATACTTACTACTTCTAGTAAATTAGCCTTTATTACAGCAGCTAGATTATATCATAAGAATATGACTTTTGATGAGTTTAATGAAGCTCTTAAAGCTCTAGCTAATATAGAAATAGATGGTCAATCCTTTGGGCCTGTATCTAGACAAGCTGTAGAAAGTATGAATATATTTACGACTAGAGTAGCTCAAGCAGCTGGTATAGCATTAGGTAAGATACTTCCTAATATGCTATTACAAGATGTCTATAAAGCTACTGGAGAGAGTGTCTTTAAAGCTATGTATAGTACTGAGTTAAATAATGTAATTATTTCAGCTAAAGAGACAATACCTAATAATATGACAGTAAAAGGCTTACTACTAGAAAAGCTAATTAAGATTGCTCTAGATAAGTTTAGACTTACTGCTCAAGATACAAGTCCTAAGACAATGAAAACTGTAGAATCTATAGTAAGACTAATGCTCACTAAAGCAATAGATTCTATACCAGATAATAATCTAATAATTGGCAAAACTCTTAATGAAATAACTCCTCATATGATTGCTAGACTAAGAAAAATCTCTAAACCAATATTACAGTTATTTAACTATGGTAGTGGTTTAAAGAACAATGCTAGTGGGTTTGTATTTTCATTCTTTGAGGATTCTTTACTAAATGTCCTAGATAAAGCCTATGAGAAAGGTAAAGAAATACCTAGTACCAAGTATACTAGTATGACTGATATCTTTGATGATAAAGATATAGCAATACTAACTATACTAGGTATAGATAACTATAAAGACTTAGTTCAATATATAGATACTAAAACTAAGTCATTTAATACTAATAAATTAGATTTAGCATTAAGTAACATAGGTAGTCTTATGGAGAGTACTGTTGGAGCAGCGTTGAACGATATACTTCCATATCAAACTGAACTATCTAATACTTATCTAGATATAGCTAAATATTATTTTCAGCTATTCTGCGGTTCTTTAGCTAGAGAATTAAAGCTAGATATTAATAATGTACTAGGTAACTTTACTGATGATAATGGTAAAGTTCTATATGGCTTTAAAATCTCTGATATATATAAAGAGGATTTCTCTAAAGCTATTAAGAAACTTCTTAAGAATGAAAGAACTAGAAACTATGCAGGTATCTTTATTAAGTCTTTCATAGGTGATAATGCTGATGTAGATGAAGCTACTTTAATGTCATTTTTCTCTAAAGTATCTACTAAATCAGGTTCTAATGGATATACTTCACTAGCTACTAAAGCTAAAGGTAATGATGTATATCTAGTCTTTACAGATAAAGCAGTACTTACTAATCTAGGTCAATCTATTGATGCTAGAATTATGGCTAGAGTTCAAAAGAAACTCATAGATGGAGGTATTATCTATGGAGAAAATAACTTTGACGCTATCACTACTGACCCTAGATTTCATCCTTTAATAGCTAGAATGATGAATGAAGCCTTAGGTGAGATAATATTGCATTTTAAAAGAGATAACTGGGGATATAATCTCTTATCTATGGCTGAGGATTTAAGTAATGATATTCCTACCCTAATGGATTTAAACCATCTAGATAATGGAGAAATGCACGCTAGAGTAGAAAGCTTACAGCATAGAGCTAAGCTAGCTAAATCTAATATTATCAATACAGCCAATGATATTAGAGCTTATGGTATGACTGTAGATAATTTCTCTATTAGATATAAAGATGGAACTACAGCTTATAAATATAGACCAGATGATAAAACTAAAGAGAAAGCCTTAAAGAGATTGAATACTTATAATCCTACACAAGTAACCTCAGCAGGTAGACAATTAGACTTTATGGTTAATAACTTCCTTAGAGAGTATCTAAACATACCTACTTTATATGAGAATAAAGATACTAGCTTGGCTATAGCAGCTAGAAAGAAAGTATTACTTAGCTTTAAAACTTTAATAGACCTAATGCCTAATAATACTCGTAAAGGCTTACAAGACTTTAGGGATATGATAGATAATATTCTTAAGAATAATCAGCTAAGTACTCTAGACTATACTAAGTTATTAAATAAACTAGGTTCTATACCTAATATTAGAAATACTCTAAATAGTATAATTGATGAGTTTTTTACTGATAAGTCTAAGATATCTATAGATTCTAAATTAGTTCATTCTCCATACTCATCTTTATTTCAAAAGACAGAGCAGAGATATTGGGCTTCTAGAGCATTTAAAGATGGTCTAGACTCCTTAGAAAAGACATTAGAGTTTAATAGATTTCATATTAATAGCAATAGAGCTAGAAGGTTAGCATTAAACTTTAATGCTAATAAGAATATCTTTACACCTACTTTAGATGATAAAAATAACTTAATCTTAACTAATGCTAATGGAGATATAGTTACATTAGACAGCACAGGATTAACATTAACAGACTCTAAAAATAATGCTACCAATCTTAAAGTAATGTCAGCTAATATCATTCATATGACTAAAGAATTAGCTATGAAGCTATCTACAGAGCAGAAAGATAATACTCCTATAAAAGACCAAATAGAGAACTTTAAGAATAAAGGCTTTACTGTAATAGATTTAAGAAGTAATCCTAATGAGTTTATTCATATCTCAAAGGATAGTAATACTATCTCAGCTGAAGTAGGTGCTGAGAAGCTATATAATGCCTTTAAAAACTTCACTACTCCTGCAAGACTATTTGAACTAGCTCAGACATATAAAGACTTGACTAAGTCAGAACTAGGTAAAGCAGTCATAGAAGCTTTTGAACATTCATATGCTGATAAACTTCTAAAAGATGAAAGTAAAGAGTTTAGAAGTAAGTTTGTAAAT